CCCACCACTACCCCCACCAGTGCCCGGAGGACCCATAGGTCCCTGAGCACCAGTAGAGCCAGCAGGACCAGCAACACCTTGAGGTCCCGCAGGACCGGTATTGCCAGTATCACCTTTGTCACCTTTTGGACCCGGAGGCCCCATAGGCCCTTCCGGACCTTGGGGACCCATCGGACCTGCCGGACCCGGAGCCCCAGCTTGATCGTACAGAGTGTCTTGAGGCATAATGGGCACAGTAGGTTTTCCTTACCTATCAGATGACTTCGAGGAGCATCATGTTGGTCGGGACGTTCAGTGCGAACGACTTACCCCGTCCAGCAAGACGACCAGTTCCGCTGACGTTAGGTTCGAAAACCGTAACGGTGCGATCCACCGGGAAGTTCAGAGTGATCGCTTTCGGCGGATTGGCCGCACCAACTTCTACTTCGTTCCAGATCGCAATGATACGGCTCCGGTCCTTCTTTTGGAGCTGAACCGTTTGGATCGTGCTCGGCTTATTCGGGATGGAGAACTCAACCCCACTGGGGATAAGAACCGGACCCGTATTCGCAAACCGTTGGATCATCCGTTGCAGAGCATAGAAGGCAGGACGCGGACGGAAGGTAGCAGTAGCTCCCGCACCAATCAGCTCAACCAAGCCATAACGATTCCCCGTAGTCTCACTATCCACAAGAGCGTAAGGGAACACCTTCTCCACACCATACATGAAGAACAGCATGATTTCACGGAGCAGGTAGATAGCAGCAAGATCAGGGGTAATCGTGCCGGGAGTCCCAACAGGAGCCCCAATACCACTGACGTTGTAACCACACTCAGTCACCCAAGCAGGGGCACCCGGAGCAGTCTTGCTGAGAGCAGCGATAACGTTCTGCATCGGAGTGATGCCCACGTCACCGAGAGAGCCGTCAATGGGCTGACGACCATTCGTATAGTAGTGGATGCTATTGACTTCCGAGTAGGGAGCCAAGTTGCCCAGAAGGTTGATGTCACTCTGATCCCGTTTCCACAGCGAGGGACCCACAACAGGAAGGGTATCAGTGAGCGGGTGAGAGTCAGCCTCGTTCTTGATAGCGATCTGGGTATTCCGAGTATTGGCTACCCAGTTAGGATCGTCATAATTAGGCGAACCGAAGTTCGGTTCATTCATGCCTTCGATACCCAGAAGACGCCCAGTGAAGTCAGCGTTCTGGAGATACTCAGTTGCAGCCACCGACTGCGGAATACCCGTAGCTAGACCAGTACGGATCAGAGCCTTCATATTTCCAGTCTGGAGAATACGCAGAAGCTGAGTCTTTTGGTCTAGGCTAGTACCGATAGCAGTACGAACATTACGGATACCAAGTTCGTAGAGGTATTGCTCCCAAGCGGTAGTCAGACCCCAGAACTCACCTTGGAACAGGTGCATACAGATGCCCATCTGGCTAACCAGAAGGTCACTGTCGAACGCCTCGATCGTCACCGGAACAGGAGAAGTCGGAGTCGTCGGAGTACCCGGCACAGTAGGAGTGGTCGTCCCGTTGTAGTTACGGGTCAGGTTCCGCTCATAGACTTTCAGGATACGCATAGTATTCTGACCGGTAGCCGGGTCCTTAACCGCCAGACCAGCAAAGGCCGTATGCTCGATCCGAAGACCGTTAGCACCATCCCAAGTCATCTTCGAGAAGATACCCTGAGAATAAGCGTTATCTCCTGAAGGAGCCCAGTAAGTCCCACCATCGTGCGGGCTTTGCTTAACCGACTGGGAGCTACGAACCGTACCACCCGAGACGAAGGGAAACTTACAACCACCGAAGACGTTGTTCGCACCGGAGTCAAAACCGATACAGTGCTGGTCGCCAGAGAGCAGTTCGAACTGGTTCTCCATACCAATCGACAGGATATAGGCACCCAGCTTATCAAGCTCAGCTTTGGAAGCTTCACCACCACGCGGGGGAACGTCAATCACCAGACGGACGAACAGACCCTTACTCTTGGCATCAAGGAACTGAGCCTTGATCCAATCAAGCTGCTGCGTTCCCCACATGACCGAGTAGTTGACCTTGCGAGTCCGGCAATCAGTAATAAGGGTACGGAGCGGAATGACCGCATCATCACGCTTGTAGTACAGCGGATCAGTATCATTCGGCAGAGCCCACGGCAGGTAGTCGAAGTATTCCCGCCAGAGACGAACAGCCGGATCACGAGTCTGGGGTTCCGGAGCCAGTGTAGTAATACGCGAGGTCGTGCTAGCTTGAGAGTCGTTACCCAGCCAGTCATGGTCCGAAGGAGTAACCATGGCCCTGGATTCACGGACCACATCACCTTGCTTCCCTTGGAACACAGACTCAAGAGAGGCGATAGAAGTCGTGTTGTAGTAGTTCGTGTCACCATGGAAAATGACTCGATCCACCAGCTCACCGTTACGAACGCGAGGCAGGACCCAATCCCAGACCGGAGCATTCTGACCCTTGTTAGAGCAAGAGGCCGAGAAGTAGGTCACAGTCTTAGCTGTAGTGACCGGAGGATTGACTACCACAGGAGGCGTAACAGGAGCAGTGAGTTCAGTCACCGTGACAGGAGCAGTCGTGAAGACAGCAACCTCACCGGTGGAATCAGTCACCGTTTCATTGGCCAGAACCACATCGCCAGCCACAAGGTCCCAGGCTCCGTTACGAGTCGTGCCATTAACCTTGAACTGAACAGTCCGAGTGACGATGCTGCCACCGGGAGCCGAAGTCTCATAGACCCCAGACACGAAGCCCTTGATGGGAGTCTGGTCGTCCGTCATAGCCTTCATATACGGAGCAGTCACATTCGAGATGATGCTCGGTGCATTGGGCTGGATGGGCGGAGGAATGATCTCCGGCTCCACCGGTTCGATAGGTTCGACAGGAGGGACAACGATAGGAGGCGTCGGTCCAGTCGGATTCGTCGGGGTGGTGGGACCCGGCAGAGCTTCCCGGATACAGATGGAGACAGACGCAACTGGCATCCCCCCAACCACAATATCTTGTACGATGTCAGCCATTTAGCTCATGCGTCCTTTGATGAGTAATCTATGGTTGGGACCTCGATAGCATATGCCATGCTACGGAGGGTAGTCAAATCATAAACTCTTAGGTTTCAGTAAGAGAGTAATCGCTGATTCTGTATCACCAGCAGCGTTTCGAGTCTCAGCCCATATCGCTGGATCAAAGACTCCAGCATCTCTTCGCATCCATCCTGAACCAATGAGAACCCGGAAAGTCGTACCTGTAAGGGCCAAGAACTGAGTAAAGTTTAGGAGAGTATCTCCCGGAGTAAACGCATAGACGCCACCAGCCGTCACATAGGCAAGAGAGCCAAAAAGAACAGCTACTCTACCTTCTCCAGCCGAAGTTACGGCAGGAGGGTCAACAGGAGCACTGGCAGTAGTTAGAGAAATCTCAGAAGCTTCTACAGGAGTGATAGGGTCTACATTTCTAAAGACTAGCACTGAAGCTCCAATGGAGTGTGCTGTGGAGCTAGAAGTAGTAGAAAACTCGAAGGTAGTATCTGGGGTACTACCCATAAACTTACCACCACACCAGACAGTCTGGTCAGCGTTCACGTTCACATACCCGTACTCATGGGTCGTAAACCCCGGAGTAATGGGAGTGATAAGCTTGTCGGCGTTGGTAGCCACAGTGACGTAGATGAGCACATAGTCCCCAGCTTGAGGAACTGCATTGGCGAATCCTACTTCACCATCAGTAAGAGCATACGTCAGGCTCTCAGTAGCCCCAACGCTTCCTAGGTCTACATCCTGCTTTCCTACAAGTTGAATAGTAGCCGGTCCGCCCACCACTATAGGAGCGATGAAGACGGAACTGGCCACACCACCCAAGAGGAGACCCCTCATGCTGCGAGGTCCCCAATCAGGTAATACTTGTTGGCTGTTTCACCCGGAACCAAGGTAACGGCGCTCCCTAGCGTTCTGGACTTCATATAGCCATCAGCAGACACGATGGTTACACCAGCACCAGCCTTAATCGTGAACCGTTGGTTCGCAACCGACTGGATCATCGTAAGCTCTCGCTTACCAGTGAGACCAGTATTGATTGTGATGTCGATAGGGTCATCAACGATACGAAGCTGTTCACCAGCAAGATCAGCATCTGAAACAATAGTATTATCTGTCCAGATGGTGATGTTGTTGGTCTTCGAAGCCTTGGCATCAAGAGCAGCCTGAAGCCCATCTACTGCCGAGATAGGATGGGTGTGAGCACTTGGAGTGAAGGTAGCAGGCTTGTCAGTGATCCCATTCCAGGAGGTCGTGCCAGCAGCACCAGTCGCACCGGTGTCACCTTTATCTCCCTTGTCTCCCTTCAGACCCTGAATACCTTGATCGCCAGTGTCCCCTTTGACACCTTGGATACCTTGGATGCCTTGGGCTCCAGTATCTCCAGTATCTCCTTTAGGTCCTTGCGGGCCTACTGCTCCATCAGCCCCGACAGGACCAGTGAGACCAATCGGACCAATGGGTCCTTGAGGACCTTCGGGACCTTGAGGACCGACAGCACCAGTATCCCCTTTGGGACCAGCTACAGTGGAATCAGCACCAGCCGGTCCAGTAAGACCGATCGGACCCTGAGGTCCAGTGTCCCCAGTATCACCCTTTGGCCCAGCCACACCGGCTGTCCAAGTACCATCTCCTCTAAGGAAAGTAGTGGTCTGGTTTACACTAGGGTACGCAAGGGTAGCGAGAGGCGTAAGGTTCAGTAGGTTCCGCATAGCAGTATAGCTAGACGAAGCCATGAACGTCCGACCGTTGGCCGAAGCGTTCGAGATATCAGCAGTCGTGTGGGTGTGAGCCGAAGGACTGAACTGAGTAGGCTTGCCAGTAATCTCATCCCAGATGTGACTATGGGCAGTAGCAGGGAAGGTCGCAGGCTTATCAGTGATACCACCCCAAGTGGTAGTACCAGCAGGGCCAACTGGACCAGCCGGTCCTTGAGGACCAGCAACAGTAGATGCAGCACCGGTAGGGCCTACAGGACCTTGAGGACCCTCAGGTCCAACATCTCCTTGGGGACCTTGTGGTCCAACCAGACTAGCGAGCCAAGAAGTAAGGTCGCTACCATAACCAGTAGAAACGGCGAGTTCATAAGCGGAGAGACCATCTTCGCCAGCAGGACCAACAGACCCTGCACCACCACCACCAGTATAGTCGATCCAGCCAGTATCTTGGTCAGCATCTGAAACCTTACCAAGAATCTGACCAGCTAAGCCACCATCGGGTACTCCACCGGTTTCACCGATCGGACCTTGCGGTCCAACTGGACCCGCAGGACCCGGCATACCTTGGACGCCTTGGATACCATCGTAACCCCTAGGACCCATAGGTCCTTCTTCCCCTCGGAGACCGTCGATCCCGTTGGTTCCATCAACACCATTGGTGCCTGGATCGCCCTTATCTCCTTTGGGTCCAATAGGACCAACCGGACCAACAGGCCCTTGAGCCCCATTAGCCCCATCAACCCCATTACTCCCGCTGGGACCAGCAGGACCCTGAAGACCTTGAATACCACGGATACCTTGAGGACCTGCTGGACCAACCTCACCGTCATCACCGGGATCACCTTTGGGTCCCTTGAGAGAGGCGATCCAGTCAACCTCACTACCCACGTATCCAGCCGCCTGAGCTACCTCAAAGGCAGACGCACCATTCTCACCCGGTTCACCGGGTAGAGCTGTACCATCCACACCAGCAGGGCCTTCAGGTCCTTCTGGACCTACAGCTCCCGGATCACCTTTGTCTCCTTTGTCACCCTTTGGGCCAGCGATACCTTGAAGACCAACATCCCCCTTAAAACCCTGATCCCCCTTCACCCCTTGAGGGCCTTGAGGACCAATAGGACCTATCGGCCCAATAGGGCCAATCGGACCCTCGGGACCAATAGGACCGGGAGGACCAACGGGACCCACGGGTCCCTGAGGTCCATATGGACCCTGAGGTCCAATAGGACCGGGAACCAAGGTTACGCCAGAACCCTGCTCATTGCCCCACGAAGGAGTATCCCCCTCCTGAGTTTGAGTAATGTCGCCCCAGCGGGGACTATCATCAGCCATTATACGAAGCCCCTTTGGTATAGTTTACCACCTTCACGCACATAGCTAGTGCTGGACAAGTCTTTAGCTTCAGTCTCTGCAAGGATGGCTAGATAGTTGGTCATATATTCTTGACTCTTAGCAGCCTGCTCCTGTCCATTCATATGGCCCAGAGCTTTGCTAGCCACAAAGAGCTGAAGTGCTTCCTCTAAGAAGACTGGAAGTCGTATCGGCTGAACCGGGTTGTCAGCGACAATCTTCGGATGCTCAGCTTGATAGATCACACTATACGTATATCCCTGAAGCGGGGGAAGTACCTGAAGTGTATCATAAGCAGGAGTATAGAGAGAGCAGTTAGGAATCTCTTCGTTGTCTCGTGGCAACTCACGCCAAGCAGCATCCATCACCTTGAGAATCTTGATGATATCCCCGGTGAACCTAGGAAGCACAGTATCGTCGATATACTTTCGAGGAACGGTAGCCGGATTCGACCAAGCGAACTCAGGCCGCAGGAAGTAGAAGGCAGCACCCCTAATGGTTCGGAGCATTAGCTCCTTCTCACTCAAGATGAACTTGGAGTGGAGGGCTCCCAATCCTTGGTTCACATACCGAGCAATCGTGGAACGTTCTTCCTCCTTAATGGAGGTTTTGTCTTCTTTGTCCACGAAGTTCGTAGATTTGAGTTCACCTTGAGCCAGACGGATCGTCAGCTCACCAAAAGTCAGTGCCATGGGTTTCCTCTTAGACGATGTATGAGCTTAGACCTGAGTCTTCCGTACCATCATCCTCATCGAAATCCCACCGGTCACTGTCATCGGATTTGACCATAGAGGAGTCTTCGCTCGGACGGATTACATTCATGTTTTGTAGCATAGAGATCGTATCGAGAGCGTCATCCTTACCCTTGAGGCCATTGATCGTAGCCAGTTGGATTTGGCTCATGAAGACTCCCATGATCTGAGACTTCTTCATCTCCTCAGGGAAGTACATCTTTCCAGCCTTGAACCAAGGGACAACCATGTTGAATCGGCTGAGTTTGTTCACGACGGGCCGAATGCCCGGCTTACCTTTCTCCATGGCAAAGTTGAACCAGATGTTCCGGTCCATCTGCTCTTTCTGAATCCACTGGATGAAAGCATTCTGCTGACCAGTAATCTCGATTCCCACACTCATCAGGTTCACCCGGTATTCCTGAACCAAACGGAAGAGGTCGTGGATCGTCTTCTCCATAGTCTGACGCTTAGCGATGCCGTCTACCCAGAAGTAGTCACCATTGGAGTTCACCGCCCAAACGCTGATGACGTTAAGGTCAGCAGTCTCCTTGTCGGAGGTAGCGAAGTCGGTTGTGATATAGAAGTTGAACCTACCTTTGTTCTTCAGGAGGGAAGCTCGTTCATACCACTTGATCTCGCTATCTTGGATCAGCCGTTCCTCAGCCGAGCTGATTCGCAGCATCATCTCCTGATTGAAGGAAGCCAGCCTCCCGTCTAGGACAGCATCTTCATACATTCGCTTAACGAACTCATACGTGAAGCGATCGTCCCACGCACCACGAAACTCTTCAGGTTCACAAGGGAACCTCTCGCATACAGGCCAGACGTTCACATCCCACGAGCCAGATTCCACGGCAGAGTAAAGGATATCCCCTTTGTTGAACGGCGTCCCATTGAAGATGATCTTACGGCGGGTAGGATGAAGAGCGTAGTCAATACCATTATAGACTGTATCGTTAATCGCATTCATCGCCGCAGCAGACTTCGCATCCTCATCGCTTACGAGGTCATCAAGTACCGCGAGCACAGGACGCTTACCGAAAATCTTCGTACCCCGGATACCAGTCTTGGCACCGAACATCTTGCAGCCAAGTCGATGCCCTTCGAGGTTGTTGAACTCGATATAGTTGTCAGTGAAGTGGTGGCCGGGAATGTTCTCTTGCAGGAAGTCTGACTTATGGTAGCGGAACTCGATATTTTTTCGGGCTGACTTCACCCCGTTGTCCATGGAGTCCGAGACGTAGATCATACCTTCCACTTTGCCGAAGCCGGGGATGTACCCGAAGAAGGCAATGAATAGGATTAGGTATTCAAACATCAGAGTGGTCTTCGCAGCACCACGGAAGCACAGGTTTGCTACCCGCTGCTTCTTCCCTCCGATCTTGTCGAGCATCTTGAGATGCACGACGGGAGTCTTGTTCTCTTCACCCTCATCCCCATTGACGAGCTTGATGAAGTTCATGAACATCAGAGCGAACTCTGTAGGCACGTAGAACTCTAGGTCCTCATAATCTACGAGGTCTAGCCATTCGTCTACAGTTCGCTTCTCTATCGGAGTGAGGACTACCTCAGCCATTACTCATCGTCCCGGATAACCTCGGCGTCGATAATCCGAGCATGTGCAATATCCTTGGTTCTCGCACCCCCTTCAATAGCAGACACCTGTTGTTGAGCCAGTTCCCGAATGGCCTTCTTCATATCAGCCATACCACGGTTCTCGTCGATTCCGATCGACAGAGACACCTCTCGTTTCTCAGGAGCTTTCAAGTTCGCTAGTAGGCTGTTCGCCGCAGCCACACGCTCACGGGCGTTGACCAACTTATCGTTCATGATCTCTCGCTGGACGTTGATCGCATCCTGCACAGCGTCTTGGTTCACGAGCCAGACAGGAACATATGCCCGTTCCAGAATCTTCTGGACCAGCTTGTTCTTATGGTAGCCAGCGACGTAGGCACTGATCGTTTGGTCGTTCTTGCCTTCGGCTTTAAGACGTCTGATCCGATCGGGGAAAGCCCGATCATAAGCATCCCGATTGGAGTAGCCCATCAGCTTGTAGCTGGAGTAGGCTACTGCATTCACGTAGTCATCGAGCTTGAACTTCCCCTCTCGCAATACGATCGAGAATCCTAGGAAGTGCTCCCGGATATTCGCCGCAGCGATAGGGTCTTGGCTCAAGTTGTTGAGCTGATCCACAAGGTCCTGATCCACATGAACGTTTAGGTTCGAGGGGATCGCTGCCTCTACTTCTTCTATGGTTAGCATGGATTAGCCCTTAGGTTATACATCCTGCACATATACCCTGATCCTACTGGAACCAAGGGAAAAATCTTGAACCCGCCTTCGGGGGGTTACGATCCTCGTATTATCGCCGCGATGCAGCTAGGCCACTACTAGCTCACGGCTTCTACACGACCACTTGATTTCCCCGGCGTTAGGGATCACAACCTTCTCACCGTGGAGTCCATAAGAACTCCCCAATCCAGAGGATCAATGATGAATTGCTATACGACGCACTACGGTGGCTATGACTTCGAGCACGAGGCACCAAGCCGGGAAGATGCACAAGCTCAGGCTCTTGCTCACTTCAAAGCAATGACTGTGTTTAAGCGCATCAATCTCAGTCTAGCGGATATGAAGCCGATCCTTCTCGTCAAGGGAGTGGGTCCGCTCGATCCCGTCGTTGATTCCCCTATCTTCCAGTAAGATAGGGTCACAGTTCCTAGTAGCTCAAAGGTTAGAGCACGCCCACCATACAAGGGCGGGGTAGTGGGTTCGAGTCCCTCCTAGGAAACCCATACAGTGCGGGCTATCAGCTCACTCGTGAGAGGGAGTAACTGCCCTCAAGAATCGGGACAAGTCGGCTCGACCTGCACTGTACCCTATAAGGGCCGTTCAACTCGGCCTCGCTGACCGAGCGCGTGGTAGCGTCAACACCCGTTCAAATCGGAGACCTCCTTTATGGCCATGGCATATTGGAGGTGGACTCTCTGGTGAGAGGTGGTCATACGACACTATGGTATAGGAGTTGAAATGCTAACTGAGCCTCAGGACTACACCATGTTCGCAGTCGGTTATACAGCCGGTCTCTTCATGGTGGCTCTCATCGAATCTATGTGGAGAACACACAAGGAACGTAAGGAAGAACAAGAACTTGAGGGTTCTTCCACCACTGTTGCAAAAATATCACAGTGAGTCTTTATTTTCTAAACCACTCTTGACGAGGTTTCTCGTCGCCATAAGATCGTCCCACCGGTAGCCAATCCGGCAGGGGGCTTTGCTTGCTACAGTTCTGTCTTATATCAGACGGATGGGCGAGCCATCCAATCCTCCTCTAAGACGGAAGTTCACTGACCTCTTCCCAGAGGAACCAGTTGAACCCAAGCTTCCCCCTCCCCCCGAATACGTCAGACCTCTCAAGGATATAGAGTGGTTCATCCTACTGGATGACCATATCCCTTTGCGTTGGGACCCAGCAGATGCAGCCAAGAGATCAGCTCTTCAACGTTTGCCGCGACCATTTAGAGAAGAGGAACCAGACGACCCATGCGGACTGGGATACCTTCGAGCTGGATCAGGAGGCTTTACTTCTGACGGAGGCTCTGCTGAAGAGGTTCAAGTTTTACCCTCTTGATTCCACTCTACATGCGGTTCCTCTCTGATGGCCCAGAAGTATGGCTACTTCGAAGAACAACCCGACGGCTCCATCTATACCGGCAAAGGTCTGAGTACGGATGGAAGTGACTGGCAGTGGGATCACCTCATTCCGATCCAAGGAAGAGGGTATCAGCACTTCCATAGAGTTTCATTGGATAGTATGCCCCCGAACCTAGAGTTCGATGGAGCCGCTCTCCATAAGGCTCTTACAGAATAGAATCCTATAGCTCAGTGGGCGGAGGCGGGACTATAGTCATTGATGTCCCAATCACCCACAGTGGAGAGAAGCTTATCGACTCCGGGCTGAGACTCCACAAACCTATTCAAGCAGCGGGCAAACGTACCTTCCCAGCATGAGGTCCCCATTCCCCGTAGGTTCTTTCTACCGGGCGGGCCAAGCAATAGTGCGAAGACCGTGCGTGACACAGGGGAGAGACTCCCTGAACCAATAAGAAAGAGAATCAATGGACCAGTCTCGCAAAGATGAACTTGTTCTCCGCGTTGGGGAAATGTTCTACGCTACAATTCCTGATTCTAAGATCGACCGTATCTCCCCCCGAGTAGTCGCCCGTATGGCTGAGGAGATGGTCAATGAAGTCCTGATCGACGCAATTCTTGGAGAGATTCCCGCATCTCATATCCAAGCGAAGGTCATGCAGAAGGTAAGTTCCCTACTACCAGATGATTAGGGGAATAGGATTTTCTAATATATATTTTAGGGGAGTACAAAATCTCATGTACCTCCTGAGGTTGTATTAGACCTCCAGTCTCTCAACTCCAAACCACCCCCCCCTATCAACCCATACACAGGGGCTCACGCCCCTATTGGTTGTGTGGATCATCACATCAACCTCAACCTTTGGAGTCTACCACTATGACTGGAGTCATCACCACTGGTCGTGCCACCCTCGTTGACCTGCTCAACGTCGTCCGCACTACCTCGTCCACTACCGCACGCTCTGTCCAAGGCGTCGGCTCCATCGTGGACACCCTCGCTCACCAGGCAGAAGCCTGGAATGCAAAGGTCACTCTCGGTATCGAGCGTGACAAAGAACGTGCCATCATCAGGCACAACGCTACCAAGGACATCGAGCACCACTCCTCCATGCTGGAACTCCAAGACCAGCTCAACAAGAACCCTCGCCTAATGGCACTCTATGTCGCTGACCTCGCCCGTCGCGGCGAAACCTACGATCCGGTCAACGGCATCAAGGTCGCTCCCATCGACCCCGACGCTCCGAAGAATACGCAGGAGCAAACAGAAACCGAGTCCTAAACTCATCTTCCCTCAGCCTACGGGCTGGGGGAACCAAGAGCTAAGGATAGCTTTCCTATCCGATAGCTTATTCCCCGCAACTCAAACTAGAATCGGAGATTCTAATGTTCTTCCTAGTTACCCTCAGCCACTTCATGGCCTTCATCTTCATCATCTTGGCTCACGCCAATGGTGGTGAAGTTCCCCATCTGGGACTGTATGCTATCGCGGTGCTCTTCATCGTGATTGGCTTCGCTCCCATCCTCTACTACTCGTGGAGGTCCATCCACAACGAGCACTAGGAGTATCCCGTGAGACCCATGGGCGTAGTTAAGAAGGACGGCTCCATTGACTATCAGTCTTTGGAGGCTGTTCTAGAGGCCCGCAAAAAAGCAGTTCGCATACTGCTCATTCGGGAGATCATGAAAGGCGATCAAGCCTTTCTCATACAACCGGTCAACCTAGAGGAACCAAGATGATCCAGCTCATCCGAGATATCGCTAGAGCCTTGGAGTCCTTCCAAGATCGCCAGCGGATCAACCGCTATCGTCGTCAGGGTTATACCCTCGACAATGCTAAGTGGTTGGCCCAGAACGACAAATACCTGAACCAAGCCATACCCCGTAAGAAGAAGAGCCGCTCACGCGGCTAGTGGCCTAGTTCCTAGGTCTCCACTCCATCAGCATCCGGAGTCTACAAATGCAAACGCAATCCCTCGCTCAAGTCGTCCGTCGCCCGCAAGCTCATCCCGAGCTTCAACTGCTCCGCTCCAACATCGAGTCGTTCGATGAGGCGTGTGCTCGGCTCGACACTCAGTTCAAGGTGGCTCTGACGCCCGTCGTCAACACCCAGAACTGAACCCGCTGAACCAAACAAGGGGGAGCCTTAGGGCTCTCTCTTTTCCTTTGTCCTCAGATAGATAGGATACCTCTATGCTCCGCATCCTCGAATCGCACATCGTTCCCACCGTCGGCTCCGCTGGCCCGCAGGACGTGGCGTTCTCGATCGCCAAGATCACCAACCACAAGGGTGAGCTTGACTGCTACCTGACGCTGCCGAAGGACTACGACGGCACCAACATCGGTGCTGTCAACGACCATCCGAGCCTGAATATGGCTCGTGCCCACCTTGGCATCTCCGTGGAGCCCAAGAAGGCCCACAAGCAGCCCGTGGCCAAGCCCAAGATGAGGAGCCTTCCTCAGTCCACCAAGGGCTACAAGCCCGAGGGTGGCAAGGGCAACAAGGCCAAGTAAGGCTCACGCCTTTGGGGATATCCGAAAGGGTATCCCCTATTCATTTCAGGAGGATAGCATGGCTATCAAGCCCGGAGACTACGTTACATTGCTGTCCCCTAACTCAGGGATGGCAAGGGTAGATGAGGTCCAAGAGGATACGCTTATCCTCACTCATCTGGCCAAAGAGGCCAAGCTCACCATCCCTCATGCTGGAGTCAAGCTCCAGTATCAACTCATCTCCAACAGAGAGTGCTGAACCATGCCGATCGACGTAGATAAACTCTTTGGCAAGGCCCAAGCTGAATCCCTTGGTTCCATCCTTGCCCGCGAACTCGCCAATCCCACACCCCAAGTCAGGAGAGAATCCATGAGTCACATCGTCCCCGCGATGTTCCAAACCTACCTCAACGTCACGGAATCCCGTGCCATTGAGGGTCTCCACATCACCGTGCTGGAGGACGTCGGCAACGACTATCACACAGACCAGCTCCCGATCATCCCCAAAGGGACCGTGATCGTGGGTGAGAACGCCGGTGACTACGGCTTCTACGGTATGTGCTGCGTCAACGGTGCCATGCACAAGGTCAAGGTCAAGCTCCATGAGATGCACAAGTGCTTCTATGGAGAAAAGGATGCTCGCTCTATGAGCTTCCGGGACTTCTAAGTCCTTGATTCTCCTGTCCCTCCCAGCTCTGCTGGGGGGGCTCTCGTCCCAATACACTTGGGCGTCCTAACTCATAGTCCGTCGCCTTCCCCACTGTCGCAAGGGGCGCTCACGCGCCTGACGAGCGTCTGGCGTTGTGCCCACGCTCTAACCCGAGGAGTCTACCATGGCCGTTTTCGGTTCCAAGGAAACCCAGCGTTCCAACCGTTCGTCCGACCGCGACGAGCGCCCGCAGGCCCAAGTGTGGGTCAACATCGGCAAGACGCTCCCCGTGGAGCAGCCCGACGGCACGATGAAGCCGACGTTCATCTCCCTGCCGGTGGGCATCCCGCTGGACACGACCGAGCCCATGCCCGTCCGGGGCAACAGCAAGGCTTGGGCGAACCAAGTCGCGGTGAAGAACGCCATCCTGAAGTTCCTTCAGGAAGTCGGCACCGGGCTTGAGGCTGGCGAAGGCGAGTTGATCGAAGGTCTGGAAATCCAGGTCTACCGTCGCAACACCGCCCAGAGCGAGCCGAGCGCCGACGAGAACCCGCTGATGGCAGCCCTCGCTGCCGCTGGCCTGAAGGTGGCGTAAGCACACCTACTTTACCCCTCTGGCGCAAGCTGGAGGGGTAAAAAATTGGATACGATGGTCAACTCTAGAGTTGGACCTAAAGTTGGGCACCTAAATCCTAAAGTTCAAAAAGATAGCCCCAACCGCTAAACCACACCTATGCCATAGGAGGCGAAAATGTATGTCATCGTAGTCATCATGAATGGCTTCGGCTTCATCATTGATGGTGGTTTCAACCATGGTGAGTGCCATACAAAGTTGGAACTTATGACCCAACAACCGGGCATCATCTACAGGTGCGAGGCCATTCTCTGATGGGCGAGATAGCTGACGACATCATCAACCAGTACATGGACCTCTCTTGGGACCAGTATGTATCTGAGACAGCCAAGCCTCCGAGACCCAAGAAGATACCCAAGGGCCTCTGGATGGACCACAACGGAAAGGTGTGGAAGCTCCAAGAGATGAGTTATTACCACCTGACCAATACGATCAGGTTCCTAGAGCGTAAGGATAACAATCCTAGAAAGCTCAAAGAGCTGAACGACGAACTAGAGCGTCGTGCTACCCAGAGACCTTTCCCGGCGTAAGCCAATCAAGACTAATAGGAGTCGCAAATGCAGAAGCGTCTTACCATCGTCCGTGAGTTCTCTGACTTCATGATGCGTCGTAATCCCTCCAGCTATTATACATTCTCCCATTATGAGAATGTGGAAATCGACCATAAGAACCGCGATCGCGCTGGTGGACACGCTGGATGGGGAATCCAAGGTCATCAACCCGGAGACGGTCGCAAGTTCATCAAGAAGCTAACCGTCAAGCGTAAGCGTCAGGCTTCCATTCGTCATATGCAGGAATGCCTGCGTGACGATATCTCCATGGCTCAAGCTGCTGAGGAGAACCTCTCCGAAGAGGACTTCAAGCTCTGGTATGATGCCGAAATGGCTGAATACGAAAAGAGCCTAGAAGACGAAGAGCGGGAGTTCTTCAAGGACTATTCGTATGAGGATGGTTACGACGACTACTACGATTCCGATCCTTACGACTACGACTACAGCTACCACGCTCCCAGCGTGACCATCTCCCAGTATGAGTATGACAAGCTCATCGCTGCGGAGAAAGAGCTGAACACTCTCAAGCTCAAGCCTCGTCTTGAAGATGTTCTCACGATTCCTCATGATGTGGTACTTAGGCATGAGGTTCAGGGATATACCATGAAGGACTACTATCGAGACAACTTCGGTGACGAAGGACAAACTCTTGGAGACATCCTCGATCGTGCTCTTCGGCGTTAAAGCTAACGCCATCAACTTGGAGATTACCCACTATGCGACTCTCGCAAATCCTCAGCTCCCTCATCCTGACGGTGGCTATGCTGCTGACCATGGTTCCCATGGTTCATGCTGACCACAAGACCACGACCCAAGCGGGGAACAACAACCCCACCAACAACCCCGGTGGTGTCCAGACCGATCGCAATGGTCATCCAGTGACTCGTCCGGTCTCTCGACCAGTCTATTGGAATGGGCGAATCTATCCCAGTGGTACGTACATCGTGAAGGACAAAAGCGGTAACGTGACCTACGCTTACAGTGATCGAACCTCTCCCGCCCAACCATCTCAAAACGACAACTGTATCGGCATCTGCTAAGCTAGAGCTGGTATACCTATAAGGGGGGAGCAAAAGCTCCTCCCTTTTTTTATATGGGGGCATACAATATGCGATACTACACTGGCGTCGGATCACGCAAAACTCCCAAGATGATACAAGCTCAGATGATACAGCTCGCTCTCTGTCTAGGAGAGCAGAACTGGTGCTTACGCTCAGGCGCTGCTGAGGGTGCTGATACAGCTTTCGAGCTAGGAGCCAAGCATAAGCAAATCTTTCTACCTTGGGCTGGATTCGAAGGTCGCTTCGGCAATGACTACTACACAAAGCCTAGTGCTCAGGCTTTCGAGATAGCCCAGATGTTCCACCCTGCGTGGCATAAGCTGAGCCAAGGAGCCCAGAAGCTTCATGCTCGCAACGTTCATCAGCTTGGTGGACCTGATCTCGATGATCCCAGCGAGTTCATGGTCTGCTGGACTGAAGGCGGTAAGACCGTCAATGGCACAGCTACAGCCATCAGGATAGCCGAGGAAGAGGGTATTCCCATCTTCAACTTTGGCTCCATGAGTGTGGCTGACGTCTTTGCAGGCATCAACAAAATCACAAGGACTGTACGATGAAAACCTTCAATCAAAACGAAGTCCATGGCGGCATTTTCGTCTCACTCACTCAGAACTGGGACTTAGGAATTGCCAATGTAGGCGATACCCAAAGGCTCGTTCTCCAGAAAGGTGGCGAGTACATCGACCTTGGAGAACCAACCCTCAGGGCTTTAGGAGCCATGGGCTATGCTGCTGATGCCCTCAAGGCTCATGCTGTAGACTATCCACGCACATAGGCGCTCACGCGCCTTCGGGCCTTTGGCTGGCGGGGTCTCGTGCCTCGCCTCCCTTTCGCCCTTCCCTTGGATCAACAACAGGAGACCACAATGCGAGACAAGCATCTCTACAAGGTCCATGGGACCAAGAACGGCAAGAGAGTCTACCTCGGAGCCATAAAGGCACACTTCAACCATGAGGCTCTGAGCCTAGCCCGAGGGAAGTTCCCTTGGTGCAAAGACCTCGCAGTTACCTGCACAACCAAGGAGACCGCCCAATGAGCATCTTCAACTACAGCCCAAGCCGTCGCCCCCAACGGACCATCATCACTCCAGATATGGACCCCAGCCTAGTCTTCGTCTTTGGCTCCAACTACGATGGCTACCACGGAGCCGGAGCGGCCCGCACAGCGGCAGAACAGTGGGGAGCGCTCTTTGGTCCCCGAGGCATGGCAGGCCACCACGGACGCAGCTATGCGATCCCCACGGTAGGCCACAGATTCGCACCTATTCCTACCGCTTACATCATCCCATACGTGGACACCTTCAAGTTCTACGCGAAGGTCCATCAGGAGTTTAAGTTCATCGTGACCCAAGTGGGATGCGGACTCGCTCGCATCCACGACGATGAGACCATGGCCCGTATGTTCCTAGGTAGCTCCAAGAACTGCTTCTTCGATACAGCTTGGCAGCAATGGCTGGGAGACGACTATGAATACTGGGGCACCTTCTGACGCACCATTCACCTTCTATGACTTCATAGAGGGGATCATGGACATCGTAGAGTCAGATGTCCTAACGGACCTCCATGAGCTTAGCTATCTCAATGACCAAGAGCACAACAAGGACATTGATAAATACGTAGCTGGTAGGCTTCTCCAGCTTCGTAAGATAGCTCAAAGATTCAAGCAAGCCCGAGAGATGCTACTATCTGAACTCCTAGAACCAGACGACTGGGTATGCCAAAACTGCCACGGTGGTTTGGTTCTAGGATACGGAAATGAAGTAGAAGACTGTGATGAGTGCAACGCAACTGGAGTCTACAAGCTCCAACAACTGAGGATGGATGAGAATGACCCGTGGAGTTCCGAACAGTGTGCTTCTGGTCCATATGATGGACGCAGAGATGATGAAGCGTCTTGATGCGGCCCTCAAGCAACAAGATGTAGACATCAGCCTAGTAGTCTTGGACGAAGCCGTGGACTACACGCCCACTGAAGTCCGAGCCATGTTCCATGAATATGGTCGCTCCACCAAAACCTCTGACCAAGGTGGAGAGATCGTGCTCAATGAGGGCTACTACGAATCCATCTTCGACGATCTAGCCGATCAGATCATTGCTGTGGACGAAGCCATGACCTTCATGGACAAACCACCACCCCACGGTCACAGCCCCTACCACATCGAGAACGGACACAAGCGTAACGCGAGGAGACGCAAGTGAAGAAGACAGATGCGGGCTACCATGCCCTTAACTATGGCTCCATGAGTGATGGTCGGGATGAAAATCCCGGCCCAGACCATGCGAACCATGGATTCAGCTTCCTCAGCTTCCAGTACCCAGTGCTCTGGATCAAAGAGAGCGAGTTCAATGCTCTCCCTCTAAGGCTCGAAAAGATAGAGCTTGGAGCCCGATTCCGATCACCACAATGGCCCTACCAAGAGGAAGACTACTACTGGATTATCGAAATCATTCGCAACAAACATCTACCCAAATCCCATGGGCTGAGGCTCTGGCATCCTATCATCATCAAAGGAGTCTGATCTATGACCACACCCGACGTCCAATCCCAGATCGACTTCGAGCATCTCTATAACAAGAACCAAGTGATGAGCCGACTACGAGAGGAGTTCAACGCAGATGAAGAAGTACGGGAGAGGATACTGGGGCTGGAACTGGAAGGCCAAGCACCAGAGGGATTCCTCGTGGACCTCCTCTGCCAGATGGTCCTGCACAAACGGGCTACAGTCGATATCCTTATCGGCATCCTCCATCGCTATTTCGAGGAACATAAAGACCCATTCCAAGCGTGTGCCGATGCACTGCTTAAAGCAGCCGAAGAGGACTTCGTAGACTTCGAAGAGGTCTATAAGATGGACTTCGCTACGATGAAGAGGGAGTGTCAACCTACCTTCATCATTCGTATCGACGTCAGCGAGGATGTGTACCAAGACCTCGACCGCTACCAGTACCCACTTCCCATGCTGGTGGTCCCACTAGAGGTAAAGAAGAACACCGACAGTGGCTACTACACGTTCTCCAAGAGCGTGATCCTTAGGAACAACCATACCGAGGATGATGTCTATCTGGCCCACTTGAACCGCCAGAACGAAGTGACCTACAGTCTGAATACCGAGGTGGTCAGGCTGATCCAGAACAAGTGGAAGAACCTCGACAAGCAGCAGCCGGGTGAGGACAAGAAGGACTATCAAGCCCGCGTCAAAGCCTTCGCCAAGTACGATGAGGTCTCAAGGGACGTCATTGACCACTTGGTTCTCCACGGCAACCGCTTCCACATCACCACACGATACGACAAGAGAGGCCGATCCTACACCCAAGGATACCATGTGAACCCGCAAGGGAACCCTTGGAACAAGGCCACGGTCGAGTTCGCCCACAAGGAGGTCGTCAAGACCTCCTGATACTAGGAGCCAAAAATGAAGAAGTCCCCAATGAGGAACAAGATTCGGAGGCCGGTAGTCCACATCCGCTCCAAATCCCAGATCATGGCCTTCAGGGCCATGGTCAGAGAATACTATGAGGACCGCGAAGCTGCCGCGAGAGCAGCACAAAGCCAGCTCTTCGAGGATATGTACAACTACTTCCTCAGGATAACTGGATAGAATCCACCATAGGAGTCGCCAATGCCCATCACTGAGTTCACACCTATCGAGTATCTCATGATCGACGTGGCCAACAACTATGGCCTCGACAAGAAAGACTGGGACGAGCGTATCGCTTGGTTCAAGCTTAACGAGAAGGACATCCTCAGCCTTGACCCAGAAAAAGACCCCATCCCGCAACTCCTCACTGATGCTGATGAACCCGCTCTTTTCTACGCTGGAATTACCGCATACCGCGATGCTCTGCGCGGAGAGCCATCTGGATATCCTATCAGTCTGGACGCTTGCTCATCGGGACTTCAACTGCTTTCGTGTCTCTTGGAATGCGAGAAATCCGCTAAGCTCTGCGGCGTAGTCTCCATAGGCCACCGAGCAGACGCTTACACGATCATCTACCTTGAGATGTGTGAGCGACTGGGACTGAAGGCCAAGATCACGAGGGCTGACTGCAAGCAAGCCATCATGACGGCCCTCTACAGCTCTACTGCTATCCCAAAGAAGGTCTTCGGACTGGGTGAACAGCTCAGGACCTTCTACGAAGTGATGGAGGACCTCGCTCCCGGAGCGTGGGAACTCAACAAGGACCTTCAGCAGCTTTGGCAACCCTACGCCCCCAGCCACGACTGGGTGCTGCCGGACAACTTCCACGTCCACGTCAAGGTCGAAGACCTCGAAGACCATACGGTCCAGTTCATGGACCAACCCATCACTGTATGGGTGAAGGTCAACAAGGGAACCAAGGAAGGACGGTCGATCTCTCCGAACGTCATCCACTCGGTTGATGGGATGGTAGTACGAGAGATGGTAGCACGCTGCGGGTTCAACCCGGAGAAGCTGATAGATATTCTGCTGAACATTCAGACTGGTCAGAAGGGTATCCGCCACGAAACCGACGACGACAAGATGGTGGCCATCCTCTGGAAGCACTACAAGGATTCGGGCTTCCTCTCGGCTCGCATCTTGGATCATCTCTGTGCAGAGAACTTCGGCTTGGTGGACCCACTGGTCATAGCCAAGCTGATCCAGTCGATGCCGGATGCTCCCTTCCAACTTATGACCATCCACGACTGCTTCCGGTGCTTGCCGAACTACGCCAACGATCTACGTCGGCAGTACAATCAAGTTCTCTACGAGATTGCCAAGTCCAACCTCCTCCAGTTCATCGCCCGTCAGATCACTGGAGACAAGAACCTCACCGTTACAAAGCTTGGCTCTATCGCGGACAAGATTCTCCACGCCGACTACGCTCTTAGCTGAGCTTATGACAGCCCCTTATGGGGCTGTTACCATCTCCAAACCAACCAGAGAAAGCTTACAACAATGACTTCTCAGATCGCCCGCAATGTCGCTGCCAACCTCCGTGGTGAGTCCAGCAACATCGAACCGAGTGTGCTCAACCTGATTGTCTATACGGCTCTCAATACGGGTCGCACTGTCGAACAGACAGTGGATGGCCTCTTCCCTGAGGACACTATTCCTGCTCCTTCGGACAGCGAACAGGACCGTGTTCGCCGGGCTTACAACGAGTTCTTCGGTAACTTCTCTTCCAAGACCGAGGAGAAGCAAGAAGAACAAGAAGAAGCCCCTTCTGAGGCTGCCAAGGCCCGAGCCATAGAAGTCTCCTACGAGGTCGCTGAGGTCCTTGGTCGTGCCATGGATCGTGGCATGAAGATTCCCGATGGGAGCTTCGACCTCAAGCTCGATCCGAAGACTGGTGAGCTGACGCAGGAAGCTGCTACCATTGTGAATGCTATCATCAATGGTGACTACAGTGTCATCAATCGCTTCAGCGATGATATGGGTAAAGCTCAGCCTGATCTCTCTGAGCAGTGTGACGATCCTGAGTGCCCCTGCCACGACGAGGACGACTTCCGAGCTTCTCCAGAGGCTCAGAAGGCTGCCTACAATGAAGTTGAAGACCCGTTCATCAACTGGCTCCTCGGCCTTAATATGGAAGAGGAGCAGCTCCCTGAATGGGCTGAGTGCAAAGCCAGTGAACGCCATCTGGAACGTATGACCCAGCTTTGCACCAAGGACGGTCGTCGGACTGGCAACGGGGTCATCTTCGACATCGTGTTCGACTACCTGTCGGGAGAAGCTCAGTTCTGGATCATCACCGACGCTCGCAACATCATCAAGCTGACCTTCAAGGAGGTCATGGAGCTGTTTCACGAGCCAACTTTGGTGATGAACGACTACCCCAACAACGATGATGGGACCGTCGATGAGCTGATCGAAGACTTCTACTACGAACTCCGCAACTAAGCGGATTAGGGACTCAGGGCTTAGGCTCTGGGTCCCTTTTTTTATTACAGAGTATCAACATCTCCTTTTCGGGTTAAGCGTAACGCTGAGCCAAGGAGGAAGTAATGTGATACAAATACCCGAAGTAGATTTGCCGACTACTAGGCGAGAAGACATAATCGGCAAAATTATGAGCCGGGTCTATATAGACCCCATTTCAGGATGCTGGCTCTGGCTCGGTCCAGATTCTGGCGATGGTAAGGGAGGCGGCTATGGACGGGTTTCGATCAATGGTACTACTTGTGCTGTGCATCTTGTTGTTTATACTCATTTTTATGGGTTCATCCCCGGACGCAAGCAGGTTGACCATATTTGCAACAATCGTCGTTGCTGCAATCCTCTTCACCTTGAGCTGGTCTCACATAAAGAGAATCAGAAACGGAGAGCCCGTCGTGCCAAAGAAGGTATTAAACTCCCACTGGCGGCGTAGAGGCAAGATGTTTGAAGAATACATGGTCAGATTCCCGGATGGCACAGTCATCCCGGATATGCCCAGAGATTTCTTCTACCATATTGCCAAATACAAGTTTCCCAATAACCCGTTCTCGGTTATTGGTGCAGATTCAAACCGACCTACCTTACTATTGAGGGCCGACCTAGAGCCCTTGGATGTAGTGTAGGACACCAGATGGCACCGATCGACGAACTGAAGAAGGTAGCCTCGGAGAGTGATGCTCGCACAGTAAACAACATAGTGCGTCATCAATACCGAGTGCTGAACCAAGAAGAGAAGGACCAGATGGTCCATATCAAGGATATGGGGCAAGAGTTCCTTGATTACCTTGATTCCATTGGTTCGAGCCGTGAGCTTTCACTGGCTAAGACCAACTTGGAGCAAGCAGTTATGTGGGCCGTGAAGGACATCACCAAATGAAAGCTGATCTTACAAACAAAGGCTCTATCGTTCTAACCGCAGCTATGATGGCTCATGAAGCCAACAAGGCGTGGTGTGAGATGAACGAGGACTACAGCCAGATGCCTTGGCATTCGGCTCCTGATTGGCAGCAAGAATCCGCCATCCATGGAGTTCTCTTCACCTTCCAGAACCCCGGTGCTGATCCTTCTGCCAGTCACCAATCTTGGTATGGTGAGAAACTCGCTACCGGATGGGTTTACGGCCCAAAGAAGGACGTAGAACGCAAGGAGCATCCTTGCATGGTTCCCTACGACGAGCTTCCTGTGAACCAGAGAGTCAAGGACTCTCTTTTCCAAGGGATCGTGAAGTCATTCTATCCGCTTTGGCTCGCTGCTGAAGCCTGACCTCATCTACATCTCTTTTTTTGGGGTCTGCCATCCCGGCAGGCCCCTAGCTTTTCAGAGGATAGCAATGCGTCGCACTCTTGGCTTTGTGGCAGCCCTTGTCGCCACTATCGGACTCTCTCTGCTGGCTGCTTGTGAGCGAGCTGCTGACGTAGCTTCCAAGAATCTATCGGAAGCTGCGGATAACTTCGAGATCATGCGTCGAGTCGTTTTCTACAACGGCATCACCGACGCCTACATCCTCGAAGTCACAGGCTTCTGTAGTCTAGGCAACGACAACACATCCACCCAGATCACGATCACCTGCAAGGATGCTGACGGCTTCCGAAAGCACTTCTTGGGTCGATCGGACAATGTGACCTACTTCGCAGAACAGGTCGATGCTGAGGACGTGTCCACGTTCCACACCCGTGTGGTCTGGCGTCCGCAGACTGTTCTCCCGGATATCGACTTCCAAGGCGATGTCCAAGAACTCATCACCAACCCGAATCCCTCGCTGGGAGACGGTCAAGCTGGGATGATGCAGGGTGAGTGAAACCGTCATGACCAAAGGGACTATGGCAATCCTCGTGACGCCTATGTCCCAAGAAGAGCGTGACCAGTTCAACGAAGATCGCTGGGACGCCAAGATCGACCAGTACAACTCTCAAGAGTATGTGCTCTCGGTCAACAATGAGGGGACTCTCATCATCTGGAGCCATCAGGAAGAGGACGTTTACGGCCTCATCTTCTCGGTTCCGGGGAATCCTCCTACGTTCTTCGAGGCGCTCGATGAACTAGATATCGAGATTGAAGAAGGCTCCCAACGGGGCTTCTTCGAGACTTGGTACAACGGTGCTGACAGCACCCACTCTACCTTCACTCTCGAACGCTACCGAGAGATGCTGAAGGACTACAGTGGCGAACCCCAACCGGGCTAATACCCGATAACAAGAGATCATCACCATGAGCACCGACTTCCCGAAGTTTGCCGCCCTCGTATCTCAGAATGTATCGCTGATGCTTTCCGAGATGGAGCGGAACTCAGAGCCCTTCTTCGTCACGATCAGTGGCGACGAACTCTGGCAGAACTATCTGGACTCGTTCCCTGCGGGGACCGATCCGTTTTTCCGCAAGGCCACTGAGCATACTTGCTCGTGCTGCCGGAACTTCATCAAGAACGTCGGAGCCATGGTGGTGGTCAAAGGCGGTGTTCCCTACACCGTCTGGGACAACGGCCATAAGCTCCCCGAGCCCTACGCGACGGTCGCTCAAGCCCTTGAGCAGATCGTCAGCAACCTCTTCATCGGTGGAATCTACCGGACGGCTCAGGCCAAGTATGGGGCTCCCTTCACCGTTGAGATGATCGACGGTAAGGCCCACAAGTGGCACCACTTCAGCGTGGATGTTCCCAAGAAGTGGGTGACTCCTGATGCTGCCAAGCTCCAAGCTGAAGCTCAGTCCTCGGTGCAGGTGCTTCGTCGTGGGCTCACCGAGCTAACCGAAGATAGCCTCGATACAATCCTCGAACTCATTGAGAACAACGGACTGTATCGTGGGGCCGAGTTCAAGCGACCCGTCCAAGACTTCAAGGCCATGTACGACGAGTACCGCAAGCTCAACGACACTATGGCTCAGGACCGGTTCCTTTGGATCAATCATAGGAATCACGCTGCTAGGTTCCGAAATACTGCCATCGGCACTCTTGCCGTGGACCTGTCGGAAGGGATGGACACTGAAAAGGCTGCTGAAGCCTTTGGTCGGAAGCTTGACCCGCTGAACTACAAGCGTCCGAAGTCCGTCATCACCAAGAAGCAGATCGACCAAGCTGCGGCTCATATCAAAGAGCTAGGCTTGGAAGAGACGCTCAACCGTCGTCATGCTACCCTCGCGGATATTAGCGTGAACAACGTGTTGTGGGTGGACTCCGAAGCTCGCAGCGTCATGAAGGATGCGGGCTCAGCTATCCATACTCTCCTGCAAGGAGCCTCTGCCGTCAAGGCTGATAAGGCTCCGGACTTCCAGAAAGCTCCGATCCTTGCGATTGACGAGTTCATGGACCTCCTGCCGGAGATCACCTCTATGAGTCTGCTCATGGAGAACAGCCTGATCCCCAATCTGGTGAGCCTTACAGCTCCTCAGCACGGCTCCACTGGACGCCTGTTCAAGTGGAACAACGACTTCGCTTGGTCCTATAAGGGTGAGCTTGCTGACTCTGGGATCGCTGAGCGAGTCAAGGCAGCCGGTGGTCGGGTCCAAGGAGCCAAGCTCCGAATCTCGCTAGCTTGGTTCAACCTTGATGATCTCGACCTCCATATCTTCACGCCGAACGGCACCCACATTGCGTTCAACAACCGCATGGGCATCCTCGACGTGGATATGAACGCCGGTAAGGGCACCACTCGTCAGCCCGTGGAGAACTGTAGCTGGATGCAGGCTCCTCGTGATGGCGTCTACAAGGTGGTGGTCAACAACTACTCGCCTCGGGAGAACCAAGACTTCGGGTTCGACCTCGAAGTCGAATGCGATGGTCGGACGATCCAGTACGGCTATCGTAAGCCGGTCAAGGGTGCCGATGGTGGCTATGGCTTCATGAGCCGTGGTCTACCTGCCTTGGAGATTACCCTCAAGAATGGTATCATCTCCGAGATCAAATCTCTCCTCGATATGACCGTTGGTGGCAACCTGAGCCAAGAGGTCTGGGGTCTCCAGACCGATACCTTGGTGAAAGTGAACACCTTCCTTCTGTCCCCCAACTTCTGGGATGGACAGGAGATCGGCAACCAGCATAACATCTTCATCCTTGAAGGTGCGTTGAACCCCGAGCCTATCCGGGGATTCTACAACGAGTTCCTTTCCGCAGAGCTTACCCCTCATCGGAAGGTCTTCGAAGTCCTTGGTTCCCGGACCAAGATCGACCCTGCAAGTGAGCAGCTTTCCGGGGTGGGGTTCTCCTCCACCAAGGACAAAGCGGTAAGCTTGCTTATCGAGATGCTAGGCCGTAAGCGTCCCGTCCGGATTCTGTTCGGCTGAACTACACCAGAGAAAGGTACACCGTGACCAAGAACATCTTCGAACTGGCTTCGCGTCGGAAGCTTCGTTTCTCGGCTCCCGTGGGCCGGATCAGTGTGGAGGACCTCTGGGACCTCCCGCTGAGCGTCGTAAAGACCCGTCCGGGGGCAGCCCCGATGGACCTCGACGGTATCTCTGCCGTGGCTCTCCAAGAGCTTGGGATGTACACCAACAGCGTCTCGCTGGTGAATCCCAAGCCGAGCCAAGGCAAGGACGAGGCTGAGCTTCGTGTCGAAGTGCTCAAGCACATCATCGGCGTGAAGCAGGAAGAGGCCAAAGAAGCCCGTCAGGCCGCTGCTCGTAAGGCCGAAGTCACTCGTCTCAAGGAAGCTCTGGCTTCCAAGGACGAGGCCAAGGTCGCTGCGATGAGCGAGTCTGAGATCAAGGCTCGTCTGGCCGAACTCGAAGGGGAGTAATCCCCACAGCCTCTATCCCTCTGGGGGTAGGGGCTTTTTTTATTGGATACAATCAACAAGGATGCTCTCATATGAGCCGTTTCTCTGCCCCGATCGCTGAAGGCATCTGGGACCTCAAGTACCGCATGAAACAAGCAGACGGTACTCCCATAGATTTGACGGTAGAAGATACTTGGCGACGAATCGCAAAGGCGCTATCGGTTCCCGAGAAGGATTCACAACTGTGGGAACAGGTCTTCTATGACGCTCTTGAAGATTTCCGCTTTTTGCCTGCTGGCCGCATCATCGCTGGCGCTGGAACAGGGCGACAAGTCACTCTGTTCAACTGCTACGTCATGGGTACAATCCTCGATTCCATGGGTGGAATCTTTGATGCCCTCAAGGAAGCTGCCCTCACGATGCAACAAGGGGGTGGAATTGGCTACGACTTCTCCACTCTCCGACCCAAGAATGCTCTTGTCGAAGGTGTCGCTGCTGATGCCTCCGGCCCCCTGAGCTTCATGGACGTTTGGGACTCTATGTGCCGGACGATCATGAGTGCAGGAAGCCGTAGGGGAGCCATGATGGCAACCATGCGGTGTGACCACCCCGACATCATTGACTTCGTGACTGCCAAGCATGATGCTCGGCGTCTTAGGATGTTCAACCTTAGCGTCCTAGTTACCGACCCCTTCATGGAAGCAGTCGCGGCTAACAAGCCGTGGGACCTCAAGTTCACCGACAAGCATGGTGTGACCAAGGTCTACGCCACGATCCCAGCGAAAGACCTCTGGGATACAATCATGAAGTCTACCTACGAGTATGCTGAGCCCGGTCTCATCTTCATCGACCGGATCAACAAGGCCAACAACCTCTACTACGTTGAGGAAATCTCGGCCACCAACCCTTGCGGGGAACAGCCTCTGCCTCCGTATGGTGCTTGCCTCCTTGGTTCGATTAACCTCGCCAAGATGGTCAAGAACGCCTTCCATCCAGAAGCTAAGATGGACTGGAAGCTACTGGAGAAGACCGTCTTTGCTGCCGTCCGGATGATGGACAACGTAGTGGACGTCAGCCTCTTCCCCTTGGATCAACAGCAGTTCGAAGCCAGTGCCAAACGTAGGCTTGGACTCGGGGTTACTGGTCTGGCTGATGCTCTCATCATGCTTGGTTCCCGCTATGGGTCCCAGCACGCTCAGAACACGACCCGCAAGATAATGCGATTCGTTGCTCGGTCTGCCTACATGGCCAGCGTGGACATCGCCAAGGAGAAGGGACCCTTTCCACTCTTCGATCGAGACAAGTATCTTGCCTCTGGCTACATGCAGAACATGGACGACGACGTTCGTGATGCTGTTTACGAGCATGGCATTCGTAACTCCCACCTGACCTCCATTGCCCCGACCGGCACCATCTCTCTATACGGTGGTAATGTCTCAGGAGGCATCGAGCCCGTCTTCGCTTTCAACTATGAGCGGAAGGTGCTTCAGCCTGATGGAACCAAGAAGGTGGAAGTCGTTCAGGACTACGCGCTGGCCGAGTATCTCAAGTTCTGCGAAGAACAAGGGATGGCCTGTGATCCGGAAGTTCTACCCGGTCACTTTGTAACGGCTCAGACTCTGAGCCCGTCGGACCATGTGGTGATGCAAGCTGCTGCCCAGCCTTGGATCGACAGCTCTATCTCTAAGACGGTCAACGTTCCAGAAGACATTCCCTTCCATGACTTCGAAGAAGTCTACCGGCTGGCCTATGACTACGGCTGTAAGGGCTGCACTACGTATCGACCCAACGATGTGACGGGTTCGGTTCTCAGTGTGATTCAAGAGCCAAAGGCTGAGCCTATCCCTGCTCCTCTCCTCGGGGGGTTGGTATCTCGACCCGAAGACCTTGAGGGTCATACCTACAAGATCAAGTTCCCCGGTGATCCGCACGCCATGTACGTGACGCTCACCTACATCGTCGATGAGGCGGGCAATAAGAAGCCCTTCGAAATCTTCATCAACAGCAAGAACATGAACCACTACGTCTGGGTAGTTGCACTCACCCGGATGATTAGTGCTATCTTCCGGCTTTCTAGCGAGGATAGTGCGTTCATCGTGGAAGAGCTGAAGAGCGTCTTCGATCCAAAGGGTGGTGGCTTCTGGAAGGGCCAGTACACTCCGAGCATCGTGGCAGCCATAGGCCGGACCATTGAACGCTTCATGCAAGAGATTGGATTCACTGAATCTAACCTCGTTGCCACCGAGGAAGCACCACTCGAAGAAGTAACCCTCCTCAACACTCAGGCTCCGGACTCCTGCCCAAGCTGCGGCGGATTCAACCTAGAGACGTCAGGTGGCTGCCCAGTCTGTAAAGACTGTGGATATAGCAAATGCGGTTGACTTAGCCTAGCTACAGTTTACAACCCTACCTAGCCCCTCCGCACAAGCGGGGGGGTTTTCACTCTCTCAAGAGGAGCCTTTTATGGCGACCGAGACCAAGCACGACAAGTTTCTTCGACTTGCCGAAGCCCGTGTTGGCAAGACGCTGGAAGACCTTCGTCTGGTCGGCCAGCTCTCCAGCAACAACTACGAGAATACCCAAGACGAAGCCGACGAGATCATCGAGACCCTCCGGGACAAGGTGAACGAAGTGGCTGACCTCTTTGGGGTTCAGACCGTGGTTCAAGTCCCGGCTCAACAAGAGCTTCCCCTCCAAGAGGAAGAGGCTCAAGACGAGCCCGTAGAGCCCGTCCACCAGCCCGAAGAGCCTGAAGTGGTATTCCCACCCCCGGTGCGGTTTACCAGTGCCCAGATGCACTTTACGAGCACCGTAGACCCGGATGATATCCGGTCTGCCCTTCAGCTCCTGACCTACTCCAAGGACGTTGAGGGGGCTGTAAAGGTCCTCCTGAGCAGCATCACTCCTAAGTAACTGGAAAGCCCTCCCGAACCAACGAGGAGGGCTTCCTTTCACCAGAGAAGAGAATCCTATGAGCGAAGCTAACGCTGCGATTAACTATGCTCTTACCCCGAAGCAGATCGAGGAAGAGCTTCTTGCTTGCATGGACGAAGGTATCGTCCCCTATGTGCAAGGCTCTCCTGGCATTGCGAAGTCAGCCATCGGTCATAAGATCGCTCGCAACTACCATGGCGAGAAGCTCAAGCTGATCGACTGCCGTCTCTCAGGGTATAACCCTGAGGACATAAATGGCTTCCCCATGAAGCTGCCCCCCAACGCCCAAAACCGTATCAAGGCAGGCTTCATCCCATTCTCTACCTTCCCCGTTGTAGGGGATGAGGTTCCTGATGGTTACGCAGGCTGGTTGCTCTTCCTTGATGAGCTTAGCTCTGCCTCCAAGCCGGTTCAGGCTTCTTCCTACAAGCTGATCCTCGATCGCTTTGTTGGGGACCATCCTCTCCATCCTTCAGTCGCTATCATTGCGGCTGGTAACAAGGACTCTGACAAGGCCGTAACGGTCAAGATGAGCACTGCCTTGCAGTCTCGGATGATCCACTACGAGATGAAAGTCGGCGTTCCCGACTGGATCGAGTGGGCTATCAATGAAGGTGAAATCGACGATAGGATCGTCAGTTTTATGGCTTTCCAGCCTGATCTGCTGATGAACTTCAAGCCCGATCACACTGATCGGACGTTTGCCTGCCCCCGGACTTGGCACTTCCTGAGCCGCATGATTAAGGGCAGACCGGTAGACACCAAGCACTTTCCCATGATGGCCCGCGTTGCTGGCACCATTGGCTCAGGGGCTGCTACCGAGTTTATCTCCTTCTGTGAGGCTTGGGAGAAGCTCCCGACGATGACCCAGATCATCGACAATCCCAACTCCATCGACGTTCGGGGTATGGAAGCCAGCACCAAGTATGCCATCGTCGGCATGATGATCTCTCGCCACGATGAGAACAACATCAAGCCTCTGATCGACTTCGTGAAGAAGTTCTCGGTGGAGTTCCAAGTCATCTTCATGCGTGGTGTCAACGTGAGGAATCCCAAGCTCCGTGCCCGTAACACGGACTTCGGGGAATACCTCAAGACTATGGTGAGATACCTGTGATGGTGGATATCCCTGAGCTACCTCTCGATCCAATCACCGAGGCTAAGCTTGAGGAGATGCTCAACAAGACCAAGATGGACCTATTCTTTTCACAAGGATCAGGTTTCATTGGGGGCTTGATGGGCACGCTCTTCTTCCGGTGGACAGATCGAATCCCTACCGCTGCTACAGATGGTAAGGGTATCTATTGGAACCCCACCCAGTACCAAGGTCTGGAGCTTCGGACTCGCGTCACCATGTTGGCTCACGAGATTTGGCACGTTGCCTTTCTCCACATGGGCCGACGTGGGGACCGGGACCCAGAAATCTACAACATCGCTGCCGATCACGTCATCAACCTGATGCTTCAGGACCATGGCTACTACATGGGCGGCTTTGCTTGGTACATGGACCCTAGGTTCAGGGGCATGAGTACGGAGGAAGTATATGACATACTCTACCAAGAGAATCCTCCTCCACCTCCTTTCGGATTTGGTGGTGCTGGCGATCCGTCAGATGGAGGCGAAAATGAACAGGGACCTGTTGGTGGCGGAGACATTATATACCTCGATCCAAAGGACAAGCAGGGTCTCAACCGGCTCATCCACAAAGTCGTCTCCGGCATCAACACAGCCCGTATCACTGGTCAGGCTGGTACTGTACCGGGGGAGGTAAGCGTCGTCATCGACCGCTTCCTCAATCCGAAGCTTCCTTGGGATGTGCTGCTGACCAACTGGATGAGTGAGATAGCTGATCCAGAAAGGAGCTACCGGAGACCTCATCGTAGGTATGATGACCCTATCATGCCGAGCCAGAATGAGGACGAGAATGGTTTGGAGCATATACTATACTTTGTAGATGTATCTGGTTCGATCTCTGATGACCAGATGCTACGCTCCAATTCAGAAGTTAAGTACATCTTCGATACCTATCGACCGAAGAAGCTGACCCTCTGCACCTTCGATACTGAAATCCAGAACATCATCATCATCGAGAACGATGAACCGTTTGAGAAGCTGGAGATCACAGGTCGTGGTGGCACAGACCTCTACATGGTCTTTGAGATGATTGAGAAAGAGCGGCCCACAGCCGCTGTCATCTTCACTGACCTTTATGTGGAGATTCCTCCGGATGAACCGAAGTGCCCAATCCTTTGGATCGCCGTAGACCGTAAGGGGGCCGAAGTCCCCTATGGAAAGCTAGTCGAGGTCTCCTCGAAGTAATACAACCCGCCCACCAAGGAGGGCCGTCATGAAGCTCGTCGAACCACACTATTGGGGTCCCGTCGATTGGTGGCGGCCCACATACGGAGAATGGCAGAATGATCCGAAACGGTAAGGCTCTCTACTTGGCTCGCCCAGTAGAGCCCATGCTTGACCATAAACAGAAACTTCATGGGGTCTCCCATGGCCTAGCAGAAGCTGGTTACGATATCAGAATCAAGCAGGATATCGTCTTCGTTCCTGCTGGCGAATACTACTCCGTTCCTCCGTTTCGATCGACCCAAGTGGCTGACCACGACCTCATTCTTGTGGACGGCAAGGTAAAGAAGGGGCGCTTTACCATCGCATCCTCTGTCGAGCAGTTCTTCATGCCCACCGATCTAGTGGGTCTCGTGAAGGACAAATCGACGTGGGCTCGAAGGGGTCTCTCGGTGTTTAACACCGTGATTGAACCGGGTTGGGGACGTCTCGCAGAATGTTTCCTTACCCTTGAACTGGTCTACCATGGACCGGACAAACTCCACATTCCGGCAGGATGTGGGATCGCACAGGTTCTCTTTGAGGTTCTCGAAGAGACTGCTGTCTACGACGGCAAGTACCGAGCCCAGCCCGATCGTCCTGTCGAGGCAATCCACGAAAAGGACTAACTAGAGATGGGCACTGTAACGCCTATGAGCCGGGGGGAACCCCGGCTTTACTGCCTCTGGAGGATCAGCGGAGACTTCAATCTCACTGAGCTTCCCGGAACTGTAGCCGGGACCTCCCCACAAGAACTAATCGTCATGTGCATTAGGGCCGAACAACCCTTCGTCGTTGGTATGACCGATGCAGATGTCATCGCAGACATCGCCCGAGCCACCAATCCCGAAGACCCTCACTACGTAGGGTACGAGATGCCAATCATCATCCTGAGTGCAGATGCCGTATTCTTCGGCACATAGAAAGAGAGACCAATGCTTCTCCTTGATAACAAGCGTGAAATCATCAAAGATCACGCACTTACTCGTGTCAGTGTTCCTCAGCTTGATGAGATTCTTGGTTGGGAACTACCCGTTCTTGACAAAGGATTCGTTAGGGTCGTTGACTATATGGGAAACGATGAGTCTATCGTTCAGGCTGCTCGGGTCTCCTATGGCTCCGGCACCAAGGAAGCCCGATCCAACGAAGGATTGATTGACTACCTCCTGCGGCATGACCACTGGACGCCGTTCGAAATGTGCGAGCTGAAGCTTCACGTTAAGCTTCCCATCTTCGTGGCTCGCCACTGGGTCCGTCACCGGACTGCTAGCATCAACGAATATAGTGCTCGCTACTCGGTGCTGGAGAAGGAGTTCTATATCCCTGAGACCAGCGTGCTGGCACTTCAATCCGCCATCAACGCACAGGGTCGTGGAGAGGCTCTGGAGGCTAATAAGGCTGAGGAGGCCCAAGACGCTATCCAAGACCATTCAATGGAATCCTACTCCCTCTACGAGTGGCTTCTAGGAGGAGATGACTTCGAGCCGGAAGATTGGCGGACAGATAGCCCGAAGCTCGCTCGGGAACTCTCCCGTATGGTTCTCCCGACCAATATCTATACCCAATGGTATTGGAAGTCGAACCTGCGGAACGTCCTGAACTTCGTCAAGCTTCGCTCTGATCCCCACGCTCAATACGAGATCAGAGTTTATGCGGACCTTATCGCGTCCATACTCATGGACTGGGTGCCGTTCGCTATGAAGAGCTTCCAGAACCACCACATCAACAACCTGAACTTCAGCGAGCGTCAGGCTAAGATGCTGGCTGGTATGCTTCAAGGTGTACCATTCCACCCGGAGAGCATCGGTCTCAAGGGTGGTGAGCTGAAGGAGTTCTACGAGAAGCTCGCAATTCTTAACAAGCACGCGGGGCTATGATGGGACAGTTCGATGACGAGGTTCTGGGAGGACCAGCGTTCCCTCGGAAATCAGCATCTACTCTGGATAATACAAAATTCTCGCAGCCGGAAGCTCAGTCTGGAGCCAAACGGGAGAAGCTCAACGTCCTCCCGTATGACCTCATTCCATTCCAAGAACTTACTGACTCATATGCTCGGGTAGCTGAGTTTGGAGCCAAGAAGTATGACGCTTGGAACTGGTCGAAAGGACTCCCTAGAGTCCAGCTCCTTGGTTCTCTCCTCCGACATACGTTCGCGTATCTTAGGGGAGAGGATCGAGACCGTGAAACCGGTCTACTCCATACGGATCACATCCTATGGAATGCTGTAACCCTCTGCCACAACGTCCACTGGAACCTAGAGGACGGACGCAGGGTAGAACCTCCTCGTGCCTATAAGGAAACCTTCAACCCACCATCCCAAAGGTCGGAGTGAAATGCCCCTCAGAGTCAAGGACTATAACGCCTTGGCCAAGTGCTTCCGAGAAGTAACAGATCACCTCTCGGAAGCCACTGACAAGCCAGCGTACCTCACCCTGAAGATCGCTGCTTCCAACGTCGCTGACTACTGCCACGATGGTAACAGCCACTTCGACAAGAACCGTTTCATGGATGAAGCCGGGTTCGCAGAGTAACCCGAGCGTCCAAATCTAGGAATCAAGAATGCAAGTTACTCATATCGAAGAAGCTAAGTCCCACGTTGTTGTGGGAGGCCAGAACGTGAGAGCGTTCGGCATGAGTGATACCGCTGAGTTCTTCGAGCTTCTGTCTAACGCTTTGTATTCTAATAAGCGTATGGCCGTGGTTCGGGAAGTCCTCTGCAACGCTTGGGATGCTCACATCGCTTCCATGCGGACTGATATCCCCGTCGAGATCATGCTCGATGACCAGAAGCTGGTCTTCAAGGACCATGGTTTTGGTATCCATGATGCGGTAATTGGCCCGATCTACTGCGTCTATGGGAACAGCACCAAGTCTCACAACGGAGAAGAGAACGGAGGCTTCGGCCTTGGTTCGAAGGCACCCTTCGCCTACACCGACCACTTCACGGTCACATCTCAGCATCAGGGCGTGAAAACGGTCTATGCTATCTCTCGGGGCTCCGTAGAGACCCAAGGAAAGCCAGACTTCCGGACGGTGGTTAGTGTTCCCACCAAGGACTCTGGGCTTGAGGTGGTTATCCCCATCAAGCATCCTCAAGACGTCCTCGTCTTCAAGAGGCTGATCCATCAGATCACGCTCTTCGGGGATATGAACGTCAAGCTGAACGGAATGCCTCTTCCTCGTCTTCCCTTCTCTTCGGCCCCTGACGGGGCGATGCTCATCTCTCGGGAAAGCCCGGATATGGGACAATTCCAGCTTGGACCGGAAGGTATCTGGGTCCGCTATGGTACGGTTATCTATCCGGTGCCGGACGAGGAATACTATTCCAGAGTCTACAATTCTCTCAAGGGACTAACCCTGAACAACAAGTACATCTTGGTGCTTCAGGCTCCCCCCAACAAGATCAGCGTAACTCCCAGCCGAGAGTCTCTGTCCATGACGGAGATGACCAAGAACACCTGTAAGACCATCATGGAGGAAGCTCTCAACAAGTATAAAGCTGTAAACTCTACTCACATCTTCTACGATCTAGCCGACTTGGCAGGTCGGGAGGTGAGCAAGTCCAACATCAACGACAATACTTGGGCACAGCTCGCATACAATCTGAGCTTCCATAACATTGGTAGACTCGTAGATACCCTTGGCCACTACAGTACCAGTTTCTATGATATCAAGCGGTTCCTGATGGCCAAGACCACCGACTTCCGTGGCCCTACCTACATCAATCCAACCATCCAGCGAGCAGCTATCTTCGAAGCCTTGGCTAGATACGCTCCCAATAAGAAGCGTCTTACTGAGATCAGGATGCTCCGCAGAGTGAAAGATGTGGGTTGGCGGTACTACAATCGTGGGGATATGCTCTACTGGGCACTGAACCACTACCGTTTGACCACCATTGAGAACCTCCTTCGCAAGGAGGATGCCGAGAAACTTCGATACGTTAAACCTAGGTCTTATGGGCGTAGCCAGTTCACTCCCTTTGCAGACTTCAACATGGAGACTCACTCAGGTCCCATTAACGACAGCTTCATCGTGGTCGCTATGAACCAAGATGATCTGCTTGCAGAGGCTCGTGCCCACGGGCGAGAAGGCCCCTTCATTGGGGTCTACCAGCCCCGGAAGAAGGGCCAGAAGGAGCGGATCATCAACGCTCTGGAGCGTGCTGGTTATAGTGTCTATGACGGCACTAGTCGCACAGTGCTGATGCCAAAGAAGACGACGCCAGTCGTCAAAAAGGACAAGGGCTACCTCCTGCTCTCAGAATCTCTGGACAAGTATGGGTGCTACGAGCCGGGCCACTTGAGCCAAACGGGAAAGAAGAGGGTTCTACATCCTACGGTCTGCTTCCATGAGGCAACTAGGGATCACCAGCGGACTCTTGATGGCTGGCGGAACTACAACTTGGAGGCTGCTCTCGAACTTGTACCAGATATTGTAGTGGTGTCATCCGAGAGGACATACCTCACCCTTAGGGACAAGTACAAGACTCAACTGGCTCTGCCTTTCTTGGTAGAGACAGTGGAAACTATGCTGGACGATCCTACCTCAAAGTTGGTAGAGTATCTGGCCTACCAGAGTCCTACCTTCTCCTCCGACATCAGCCTACTCAGCAAGATTGGTGAACTTGATCCTGAGATCGGAGCACTCGTCGGCATCAGCTACGTCAACGATCCGAAGACAATCGCAGCCGCCAACGTCCTCACCCTCTGGATGAACTATGGGTTCTCTCATATGGCTAGGAATCTCTACCAGAAGGCACATAAGGTAGTGGAAGAATACCAAGCGAAGTCGAAGATCATCGAGAAGGTTGAGAAGAACCCTGCCTTGGGCTTTTTGGACCTCGCTACTATCCATGAGGTTATCAAGTCTAAGTTGCCCGCATCTAAGGTAGCGAAGAAGCTACTGCTTGAAGCTTTGAAAGGCTGAGCATGAACCAGAGTGACCAAATCCCCGAGGGGAAAGTCGCCATCCGCGCCTACATCGTGAATGAGCACAACATCACCCTCTACGATACGAAGGGGAACACCTACGTTCTCCAGAACACCCACTTCCGGACCCGCGAGATCATTGACCAGATCACTCCGGACGTGGCTCGCCATCGTGATTCCATCATCGACCTCGGCAGCTTCCAAGCTCACCGGGAGTTCGAGCAGAAGACGGGACGACTGACCCGCTTCTTCCGCGTGGCCAAGAGCCTTGTCGCCAACATCTTTGCCCCCCAAGAGGGGGCGAAGAACCCAACGGTCGAGGACATCGAGCAGTATGGTCAACAGACCTCCACTCTAAATGTCCATCCTACTGAGACTATCGTGGCTCTCGTGGATATGCCAAGTCCTGAGGCTCTTATCCAAGAGGCTGAGAAGCAGGTACTTACCAGTGGTATCTCCTCGCCGGTTGTGAACAAGCCGGTGCCCCAGCCTCAACCTGAAGCCGTCATCGCTGACGTGCAGAAGGTGATGGAACGTCAGACCAAGATCATTCCCGAGATGGAAAAACTGGAGACCCAGTTTGCCCATGCCGTAAAGAATGATTCTGTAGAGGGGATGCAGAACTTCCTGCGTCGTCTCGGGGCGATCATCGACCAGCGTGGCCACACCGTTCAGGACCTCCTCAGCTTCCTTGAGAAAGGCGACCTTCCCATTGCTAGCAATGGGGATGTTATCGGCTACAAGGCCCTGAAGAAGCGGCCTGACGGACGTTACGCTGACGTCCACTCGGGTCGGGTCTCCCAGACCATTGGCTCCATGGTTCAGATGGACCCCAAGCTGGTGGACCCCTCTAGGAACCGCGACTGTAGTTATGGTCTCCATATTGGACGCCGCGACTACATGGGCAACTTCGGTGGAGACGTCATCGTCCTCTGTCGGATTCGTCCTGAAGACTTTATCGCTGTGCCTTCGGGCTATGCAAGCAAGGTCCGAGTCTGCGGCTACCACATCGTTGCTGAGCTTCCCAAGGAAGCTGAGCAGCTTGTCCGTAGCGGCAAGCCGATGACCACGATTACTGCGATGGCTCAGCTTCTGGGTGACATCCTCGCCGGGAACCACGTCCCCGTCACTGAGACCGTTACCCTTCTGGATCAGGCAGCCGACAAGACCACCATCATCCCCACCAAGCAGAACAACGTGAAGGCTTCCGAGCCGACCGAATCTGCCCCGGTGAAGGTAATGGATCATGAGCCCCTTGGCACCCTCCAAGATGCTCAGACCGAAGTTGAGAAGGTTACTCCCGCAGAGATTCGTGCTCGCCTGAGCACCATCGTTGCCGAAGACACCCAATCAGGAAATGAGGAGGCGGCCAATGAGCCGACTGAGCAAGAGACGGGCAGCCAAGCAACTGCTGAGAACGGCGAGCCCCAAGAAGCCGGGCCTGCTGCGGAAACTGTGCAACCTGTGGTGCAGACTCCAGATCAAGAACTGGCCAAGCCTGCCCCAGTGAAGAAGGGTTCTGACCTTGGTGTTCAAGCCAACGTCAAACCTTCCAAGAAGGAGCAGGCTCGGGTCCTCTACGATCGCTGGCACAAGGGCCAGCTTCCGGGAGACCTGAAGAACCTCTATGACTTCAAGCGTGGAGCCAAGAAGGGCTGGGACGTGCTGGGCTTCAAGACGGGCGAGATCAATGAGATCGAGAACGCTCTAGAGAAGCTCGGCCACGCCAAGAAGAAGTAGTTCGCCCTCCCCGCTTCGCGTGTCCTCTCCCTCCGGTCGAGGACTGATGCGGGCGGTTAAAGCTCCCAGCGAAAGCTGGGGGCTTTTTTACTTGGAGAGTATGGGGTACGACTCCTCGTCCACTAAACCTCAGAGAGAAGCTATGGATATAATTGACGAGGCTAACGAGAAGCAGGAGATGTTTCTCAGTCGAGCACTAGCTCGCCAAGCTGCCCAGCAACCAATCCCGTTCTCAGGCTCATGCCTTTCTTGCAATGAACCAATCGAGAAGGGTCGCTACTGCGACTCGTCTTGCCGCGAGGACCACGAGCGTAAGCTCAAGCGGGTACGCTGAACCAAGGGAGACTCCACCAAGGCTAGGCCAGTGGATGATACCCTCAACAAAGAGAACCAGAGATGCAACTTAACGAAGGTCAAGAAGCAGCCGCTCAGGCTGTTTTTCAATTTCTACTGAGTGAAGATAAGGAGTTTATCCTTACCGGTCCTGCTGGCGTCGGCAAGACTTTCATGATGCAGCACATCGCTGACAACATCATGGAACAGTACCGGAATGGATGTAGGCTTCTGGGTATCCCCATCAGGCTGAACAAGTTCCAGTTCACTGCCACTACCAACAAGGCAGCCGAAGTCCTCCGGAACTCTACAGGTGAGGATGTTATGACGGTCCACTCGTATCTTGGTCTCAAGGTACGCGAGGACTTCAAGAAGGGGACCTACAAGCTGGAGACTACTGGAGCCTCAGTGATTCATACTGGGGTCGTTCTGTTCGTGGATGAGTCATCCATGATCGACACGATCCTCAAGGGCTTCATCGACAAGTTCATGGATGATACCTGCAAGATCATCTACGTGGGCGACCATTGCCAGATGGCTCCTGTAGGGGAGATAATCTCTCCCATCTACCAGAACCCAAGACACTTCGTTGCTCTCACCCAGCCGGTGCGTAACGCAGGACAGCCAGCTCTCATGGCTCTCTGCAACCAGCTTCGAGCTACGGTCGAGACTGGCATCTTCAAACCTATCATCGAAGTGCCGGGGGTCATCGACTACATCGGAGATGTAGAGCTAAAAGACCTACTAGACAATCAGTTTGTAGACGAGGACATCAACGCTCGTATTCTTTGCTACACCAATGCTAGGGTGCAAGAATATAACGAGTACATCCGTGAGGTCCGAGGCTATCCAGACGTCTTCCAGCCGGGGGAGATTCTCGTCAACAACAACGGAATCGAGTTCGGCAAGATCATGATGCGAGTGGAACAGCAGTTCCGCGTCATGGAGATTGTCAAGCAGCCCTACGACAAGGAGATCGACAAACCCAGTGGCACCACCATGGAGGTCTACGACATCCGTATCCGGGCCACAGGTGGCAGCGAATACTTCGAGCTAGTCGTCTCCATCCCCACCGACCCAGCCCACTACACGAGGCTCTGCAAGTATTATGCGAGCCGAAGAGAGTGGGATACCTTCTGGCATCTGAAGAAGAACTACCCCGACCTTCGTCAGAAGGACGCAGCTACCGTCTATAAGGCCCAAGGTTCTACATACGAATGGGTCATCTGCGATCTGGCCAACATCGACGCAAAGTGCTTCGATGCGGATCAGGTAGCTCGGATGGTTTACGTGGCTGCTTCACGACCCACCACCCGACTGTACCTCTACGGGAGGCTGACCGGGAAGTTCAACCGCAGCTAAAGGAGGACCCAATGGGTAGATCACCCATCCATCCCTACCTACCCCTTATCCCACCCCTCATGGAGTCTCTCATGGGGGTCGAGAAGAACCGACTGAAGAAGGCCAAGGCCGAATTAGTCAAGAAGAACCATGGGTTAGGGGGCGAGGAGCTAGGTTTCTATTATCTGGATATGAGGTTTAGCATAGCTGACCAACGATTCCAGAACGGACAGACCTTGCCCTACGTCCTCCCGGCCCTTAATGAAGAAGCCTCTGAACTGTACGAAGAGATTAGGAAGGTCGAGCACGACGAGCAGAAGCTCCGACAATCCCTCTCTGTAGTGGTCCCAAAGTGCAACACCCTCCAAGAAGTGAGGGATGTGCTCCCCGAAATCTTCATCCGTGAGGTGCCCCAGCTACGGGCACTGGAGCGTCTCCGTGAGCCCGGCTTCATCTTGGAAGAATATCCGATGCTGAAGCCTCAGTTCATGAAGGCGATGGAGATTGCTGACTACTACACGGTCAACAAGCTCATCTTCTGAGGGACTCATGCACTATCTCACCTTCGTAGAACCCATGCCGACCGAGTATGAGGTCGCCATCTTGGTGCCTCGTCTCGTCCGTCATGAGATCGAACGGCACTACCTACCTTACGTCTCCGACATAGCCGACAAGGTGATTGCTTACTCGCTGGATAAGACCGGCAAGAAGACCTCCGTGGCCCATCAGAAGGAGTATCTCGAAGAGCTACTACCGACTCTGATGGACCTCGGAGTGAAATACCTCATCGTATGCGACGGGGACTACTTCAAGACTATCACAAGGCAGTCTACGGTAGACAACCACGCCGGGTATGTCCTTGATGGCGTTGGCGACTTCAAGGTCATCTACTGCCCCAACTTCCAGCAGATATTCTACGACCCGGACAAGGTGAAGGTCAAAATCACTCAGGCATTCTACGCTCTGAGAACGCATATGGATGGGACGTACACTGATCCCGGCCAAGGGGTTATCCATAAGGCTTCCTATCCTACTGAGCTGGAAGATATCAGGGGCTGGCTTCAGCACCTACTCGACAACCACAAAGTCCTGACGTGTGATATCGAGGGCTTCGCTCTCAAGCACTACGATGCAGGCATAGCGACAATCACCTTTTGCTGGACTAAGCATGAGGGGATCGCATTCCCTGTAGACTACGAACCCTTCGGGGAGAGGTCTCCAGAGGGATTCTACGGACAGCAAACCGTGAACCAAGAGCGTAGGGACCTCCTTCGCTGGTTCTTCGAAGAGGCTGCTCGCCGGGACATTAAGTTTGTTTACCACAACATAACCTATGATGTGTATGTGCTGGTTTACCAGCTCTTCATGGAAGGTCTGCTAGATACCGCAGGTCTACTATATGGGCTCGAAGTTCTCCTAAAGAACTGGGAGGACACCAAGCTTATTACCTACCTAGCCACTAACACCATGGCTGGTAACAAGCTAGGACTCAAGCACCAGAGCCAAGAGTTCACCGGGGACTATGCGGTCGAAGAGATCGCAGACGTCCGCAAGATACCCTTGGATAAGCTACTCGAATACAACCTCATCGACGGTCTCGCCACTTGGTTCGTGCTGGAGAAGCACTGGCAGACCATGATCGACGACGGGCAGGAGGAGTTCTACGACGACATCCTCAGGCCAGCCGTCCCAGACATCATCCAGATGCAGCTCACTGGCTTGCCTTTGGATATGGATGAGGTTCTCAGAGCCGAGAAGATTCTTGAGAAGGATGCTCAAGACGCCATCGACGTCATGATGCAGACCTCCGTGGTTCAGTCCTACATCTACGAACTGAAGCTCAAGTACGTGGACAAGCGGAACCACAAGCTCAAGAAGAAGCGGATCACTCTCAACGACCCGGAGGTAGATGAGAACGTAGACTTCAATCCCAACTCAGCTCCTCAGCTTCAGGAGCTTCTATACGACGAAGACTTCCTAGACCTTCCGGTCCTAGACTACACCGACTCCAAGCTCCCGGCCACTGGCAAGGATACCTTGGAGAAGCTCATCAACCATACGGGCGATCCAGCTATCAAGGAGTTCCTCCAAGCCTTGATAGATTACAAAGCTGTAGCGATCATCCTGTCCACCTTCATCCCCGCCTTCAAGCGGGCACCGATGGCAGAGGATGGCCACTACTACCTTTGCGGATTCTTCAACCTTGGTGGCACAGTAAGCTGTAGGTTGTCCTCTAACGGACCTAACCTTCAGAACCTCCCAGCCACTGGCTCCCGCTACGCTAAGCTTATCAAGAAGTGCTTCCGGGCCTTCGACGATTGGCTCTTCGGAGGGCTGGATTTTAACGCTCTGGAAGATCGTATCAGTGCGTTGACCACCAAGGACCCCATGAAGCTGAAGGTCTACACAGACGGCTTCGATGGGCACTGCCTGAGGGCTCTGTTCTACTTCGGGAACCGAATCACCCATCCGATCGACCCGACAGACCCGAAGAGCGTGAACTCGATCAAGAAGCTTTACCCAGAGCTTCGCCAGCTATCCAAGACGCCGACGTTTGCCCTCACTTATCAGGGTACGTACATCACTCTGATGAACAACAACGGCTTCAGCGAGGAGTTGGCCAAGCAGATCGAGAAGGCGTACCACGAACTCTACAAGGTCTCTGACGACTGGGTTGCTGACCAGCTCAAACAGGCTGGGAAGGATGGCTTTGTGACCGTCGCATTCGGTCTCAAGCTCAGAACTCCGTTGCTTCGCCAAACCATTCTTGGTACGAGGAAGACCCCGTTCGAAGCAGAGGCAGAGGGACGATCAGCAGGTAACGCCTTGGGTCAAAGTTGGTGCTTGCTGAACACTCGGGCAGCCTCAGAGTTCATGGCTCAAGTCCGGATGGGCAAGTTCCGACTGGACATCAAGCCTTGTGCTCAAATCCACGATGCCTCCTACTACATCATCCGGAACGACGCAGAGGTCATTGCCTACGTAAATGAGCTTCTGGTTCGTGCTGTTGGCTGGCAGCATCATCCAGCTATCACCCACCCTGATGTGAAGCTCGAAGGAGAGCTAAGCATCTTCTGGCCCACTTGGGCAGACGAGTTGGTCATCCCCAATGGGGCGACCGAAGACGAGATCGTGGCTCTCGCTGAGGCCCACATGAACCCAAAGGAAAAGACAGAATGAGTTCGAGTCGCAACCAAGTCCGGGACGTATCCAAGTCCCACTACTGGATGGGGACGATCGAGGCGACCTACCTCCGGGTCGAAGAGGAAGGCGAAGAGCCTGCTCTCAAAGCCAAGCGGATGAACGTGGTCTTCACCAACAACAAGAAGGTCATCTCCTACTCCGTGCTGAACCAAGCAAGGAAGGGGTGCCTCATCCGTCTGAACAACGAGTTCCATATAGCTCCGGAGCACCTGCTAGACATCGTGTTCCTAGGCACGAGCTATCTTGGGCTCATGAGCGAGGAAGAGTTCAACGACGTCAAGGATGAGCCTGAGGCTCAGAAGACGATCCAATGAGCAATCCGAACCGAGTAGGTTTCACCCGCCGAAAGCTGGTGATGACAGCAGAGTTTCTCCGGGAGCGGTTGGCAGAAGCTGAAGCTAACCCGGAGAAGAAAGTGGAGTTCTACTGGTATCTTCCAATGGAACCCAAACCTCCAGCCACAGCCTCAGGGAGCTAAGCGAACGCCATGGCAGCTCGCCTAACAAACAAGATGGGTCTGAGCCTAGCCATGGCGGTCTGGCTCGCCCATGATCCTTACAACAGTGAGTCCCAGAAGGACTACGTGGACGATCCAGATATCGAAGTGGTATCTGTCACTACCCTCATCAAACCTATCCGGCAGTTCATCCTCCACCAGAGGGTGCCCAAGGAGAAAGCCATCATCCCTGATGTGGCTGACAACCAAGCTGCTGCATATGGTCAGGCTATTCACTCCGGCATCGAGAACGTCTGGCTGAATGGCGGCTACAAGCAAGCCATGAGGGACCTCGGCTACCCCGAGAAGCTTATCCAGAAGATGAAGGTGAACCCTTCTCAAGCCGACCTTGAGATGGACTACTATGTCCCAGTCTATGTGGAGCAACGTCGCTCCAAAGTCATCGACGGGGTTCGCATCACTGGTCAGCTCGACCTCTGCATCAACGGAGAGATCAACGATACCAAGACGACCTCGGTCTACACTTGGATCAATGGGAGCAACGAAGACTACTACCGTCTCCAGATGAGCATCTACCGTTGGATCAGCCCCGACTGGATCACGTCGGACATCGGCTACATCCAACACGTCTTCACTGACTGGTCTGCTCTCAAGGCACGTCAGGACCCAAGCTACCCGCAATCTAGGGTCAAGGAACTGAAGATAGAATTGATGAGCCTACAGGAGACTGAGCGTTGGATACTCCAGCGTCTCAAGGATATCCGGGACAACATCGACCTCGAAGAAGACGAGATGATCCCTTGCCCGGACAAGGACCTTTGGAAGACCGAGACCCAGTACAAGTATTACGCCGACGCTACGAAGGCACATACTCCCGGAGCTAGGTCCACCAAGAACTTCACCGATTACCAGCAGGCGGTCCTTCATCTGAAGGAAGCCGGGAAGGGCACCCTCAAGACTGTCCCCGGCGTCGTGAAAGCGTGCGGCTACTGCCGGGCTTTCCCCATCTGCTCACAGAAGGACCAATACACCCATGGCTGATCGTAAAGGTAATCCAGACAAGAAACCTCCTGAATGCACAAGCGGTACAGACTGCCCGTACATTCAGGAAACTGGAGGAGGCTTTGAAGGCGAACGTTATGATTGTAAACGTTGCGGAGAGCACTTCTTCCTAGACTATGAGGATATGAAGTGATGCTTGATTTCGCAACTGTAGAGCACTACCCGATCATGGAGAAGATCGTGGACGTGATCTGTAACCAGACCCAGAACAACAACCGAGAGTTCTTCAGGCCAGTGGTTGCATACTTCCTCGGTAAGATGGCCAGCTCTATGCGGGCCACCATCATCACTGAGGATCGCGGTCCTATCCCCGTGAACAACTACGTCATTGCTCTGGCAGAGTCCGGCTTCGGCAAAGGACACTCTGTTCATATTCTGGAGGATAAGTTTACTTCAGGATTCCGTCGTAGGTTCTCCGAAGACACCTTCACGGTGAAGGCCGAACAGAACCTCTGGCATCTGGCTCTTGAACGAGCAGCCATCTCCGGCAAAGATGAAGATGATGAGAAGAAGCGACTCGACAAGGAGTTCCTGCAAGCAGGGGCTCTTGCCTTTACGTTCGATTCTGGGACTGCACCTGCCGTTAAGCAGCTTCGCCAGAAGCTTCTGCTCTCAGCGATTGGCTCCATCAACTTCCAGATGGATGAGATCGGTTCAAACTTGGTGGGCAACACCGAGGTCATGAACGTCTTCCTTGAGTTGTTCGACCAAGGTCTTGTGAAGCAGAAGCTGACCAAGAACACAGCCGACAACACGAGGAGCCAAGAGGTTGAAGGTAAGACTCCCGCCAACTTCCTAGGCTTCGGTACGAACATCAAGTTGTTGGATGGTGGTCCTACTGAGGACGCCTTCTTCAGCTTCCTTGAGACCGGGTTCGCCCGTAGGTCTCTATTCGCTTGGGGTGAAACCCCGACGGAGGAGGAAGAAGACGACGTGGAGGTAGCCTACGACAAGCTGACCTCTAAGGCGAACACCCATACGATCATCCAGTTGGCTCAGCATTTCACGATGCTAGCAGATGAGAGCAAGTATGGATGGGAGATGACCAGCGACCGGATCATCGGTATCGAAGTGCTCCGCTACAAGCGGCACTGCGAGAAGCTGGCAAGGTCCTATCCACAGCACGAAGCTATCCGTAAAGCCGAGATGGCTCACCGGTACTTCAAGGCTCTCAAGCTGGCTGGCACGTTCGCCTTTATCGACGAATCCAGCGAGATCACGATCGACCATCTCCACTCTGCCATGAAGCTGGTGGAGGAGTCTGGTATCGCCTTCCAACGCATCATGAAGCGTGAGAGGGCCTACGTGAAGCTGGCTCGGTATATCACTACCTCTGGGCTGGAGCTTACCCACGCTGATCTTGTGGAGCAGCTCCCATTCTATCCTGTCTCGGGACCCAGACGTACCGAGCTGATGACTCTCGCCATGGCTCATGCCTACAAGAACCATGGGGTTATCCGGAAGACCTTCGATGCTGGTATCGAGTTCTTCACCGGGGAAACCCTTCATGAGACTGACCTCAACAAGATCAGGCTCTCATGGTCCGACCACTTCGCAGATGATTACGAGCCAGAAGAAGCACCGTTCAATCAGATCGAACAGCTTGTGACGTCCGATGGACTTCACTGGTGCAACCACTGGTTCCAGAACGGCCATAGGAGTGGGGAAGATACTATCCCCGGCTTTAACATGGTAGTGCTGGACTGCGATGGTGACGTCCCGCTTCATGTGGTTCAGGACTTGCTGCAAGGCTACAAGTTCGCAACCTATACCACCAAACGCCACACAGATGAGGTCAACAGGTTCCGGGTTCTTCTACCCACGAACTACATACTTCATCTGGATCGGGACGACTATAAGACCTTCATGAACAGCATCATGGAGTGGATGCCCTTCGCCAGCGATGAGGGAGCCAACGGACGAGAGAAGAAGTGGGAGACCTTTGCCAACGGCACCTTCCACCTGCATGACGGAGAAGCCCTCTTCGACGTTCTGCCGTTCATCCCCAAGACGAGTGGTAACGAACGCCACCAAGCAGAAATGCTGGAGCTGGGGTCTCTCGATAACTTGGAGCGTTGGTTCGCCCAGCGGATGCAGAACGGCAACCGGAACAATGAGATGATTAAGTTCGCTCTAGCTCTGGTTGATAGCAAGATGACCTACTCTCAGATCGAATCTACAGTTCTCAGCTTTAACTCCAAGCTGGCTAATGGACTGCCCGTGGATGAGATCAAGAATACCATCATGCAGACCGTGGCGAAGAAGATCGTCTAGACATCTGGGGTGGTTTCATGTAGTAATGGGAGGCTGACTGAGCCCGTTTTTCGGGTATTGGTTGGCCTCCCAACCGCCTCTTACATTCATGGAAGAGAGTATGGCAGACAACGAAGATGATGACATCGACCTCACCGCAGTCAACGACCAACTGGTTCTGATCGGTGGAGAGTCTGGGACTGGTAAGTCCTTGAGTTTGTTCGAGATGCGAGACCAAGAAGAGAGTCTCTATCTGAACTGTGAAGCTGGTAAGCGGCTCCCGTTCAAGAACAAGTTCCACACCGAGAAGGTGACGGACCCGCTCCAAGTGTACGAGGCATTCGACTACGCCGTTGCTAATGGTTACAAGTCGGTGATTATCGACACGCTTACATTCCTCATGGATATGTATGAATCCCAATACATTGTTGGGTCATCGGACACCATGAAGGGATGGGCTAATTACAACCAATACTTCAAGAATCTAATGCAGAAGTATGTGGCCCCTTCAGGGCTTCAGGTTGTAATTCTAGCACACACTGTTCGTGAGCTAGATGAGAAGTCCGGGAAATGGTTTACTCGGGTCCCCGTAAAGGGGGCTTTGAAGAACCAAGGCATCGAGGCTTACTTCTCGACTGTCGTAGCTACGAAGAAGATTGAACTCAAAGACCTCCCCAAGGGGTACGATGAGAAGCTTCTTCACATCACTCCGCAGGATCAGGCTCGGGGATTCAAGCACGTCTTCCAGACCCAGATCACTAAGGAGACCGTAGGGGAGAGGATTCGTGGTCCGCTGGGGATGTTCGAGATGAACCAGCTCTATATGGACAACAACGCCCAACTCCTCTTGGATCACCTCAGGGAATACTACGCCTGAGGAATCTACCAGAGTAACAGCAACAGGATACTAGCCCAAAATGGCTAACAAACTCTTCGGTGATCTCAAGACCGATAACCTTGAGGAACAACAAGACCGCATGGGCGGTGGTGGCTTCATCCTTGAAACCGGTATCTATCCGGCCACAGTGAAGTATGCCTACGCCGAGCAGTCCCGTTCGAGCAAGTCGATGGGTATCGTCTGCTCATTCGAGATCGAGAAGCCTGACGGCTCCACTCAGGAGTATCGTGAGACCTTCTGGGTCAAGAACCGCAACGGCGACAACTCCTATGAGGACAAGAGGGAGAAGGGGAAGTTCCATCCGATCCCCGGCATGGCCATGGCCGATGCTCTCTGCTTCCTCACCACAGGCATGGGCCTGAAGGAACAGGAGTTCGAACCCCGGACGTGGAACATCTACAACTTCGATGAGAAGAAGGAGATGCCCACGGAGAAGGACACGATGGTGGATGTGGTAGGCAAGCAGATCGGCCTCGCCATCGTCAAGGAGCTTCACAACGGTCAAGAGAAGGATAGCGAAGGCAAGTATGCCGACGTTGCCGGGAAGGACCGTGAGAAGAACTCCATCGAGAAGATGTTCGACCCGGAGACGGGACGGACTCTGACCGAGACTCGTGAGGGGATCGAGGAAGCTGTCTACATCCCCCGGTGGGCCGAGAAGAACACGGGCAAGGAAGCTCGTGATCGTCGCTCCATCAAGACCAGTGGCCCGGCTGCGGGTGCTGGAACAGGCAGCCCGAAGGGTGGTGCTCCGGCCAGTGCTCGGGGTGATAAGCCCCGTAGCAGCCTGTTCAACAAGAAGTAAGGATACTATGTGGGACTCTAGCACTAGCTAGGGTCCCGCCTCCATGCTCTTGAGCCTACCTATAGTCGTCGAGCTGTCGGAGGAGAAGAGTCTCTCCCTGAACCTCAACACTTATCGGAACACGCACTTCTTCCAGTTGAACCAAGCAAAGGTGATCTTCGGTGACGAGGTAAGCCACTTGGTCAAGGTGCTGTCCCCGATGAAGAGGATCAAGCTTATCTACACGCTCTATCCTCGCACTAGGAGACGTAGCGATGTGGCAAATGTTTGCTCCATTGTGGATAAGTTTTTCTCCGACTGCCTCGTAGATTACGGGATTCTAGAAGACGACGACTACGAACACCTGCCTGAGGTCACGTATAGGTTCGGTGCCGTAGACAAGACGAACCCTAGAGTTGACGTTCTTATCGAAGACCTCGAAGATGAGAATAGATTCTCTGATCTTATGCCACCAGAGAAAGAAGAAGAGCAGATGCTTCAGTTCAAACTTCCCGCCGAGGCTGTGCAGGCAGCCCTCACTGCCTATGTCGAACAGCTTGATGTTCTCAAGCCGGGCAATAGGTATGGCGTAGCTATCCAACCGGATGGCTCTGCCCTCCTGACTGTTCAGAAGGGGAACACAACGCAAGGAACTCCCATGCCGCGTCATCCCATCCAGCCCGACGCTGGTTCGCTTGAGAACCAGCCCAAGCCCGCTGAACAACCGGCGACGGCCAACGCTGTCACGGTTCCGGGCAACGTCCCGACCAACGAAGGTCAGAGCGTTACCGTCGAGGATTCGCCCAATACCGGCGACAATCCTGAGCCCGTCCCCCCGGTCACTCCCGGTGCGGTCGAGCGTGAAGTTACTGTCACCCCGGACTCAGGTGCTGGACCGGCTCTGATCCAAGGTGATTCGCCCAAGCCGGTTGCTACCACGGTGCCGACTACTCCCGCTCCGAACTTCGTTCGTAGTGTGGAAGTCCCGGAAGATGCTGCCCCGCAGCGTGGTCCGGAAGGTCAAGTGGTCGTCAATACGGCGAACTCGGAAAATCCCTATGGGGAAGAATCCGAGGACGAAGACGAAGGCTCCTCGGCTGAAGCCGAGCAAGGTGCCCGCGTCGAGACTGCCGAAGCCTCCACCCAGCAGGACGAACCTGCCAAGGAGACGGCCAAGGCAGAGGAAGCTCCGGCTGAGCAGCCCCGCAAGAAGAAAGTCTTCAACTTCGGCGGCAGCAAGGACTGAGCTTGAAGAAGCTCAAGGCCCTAGGTCTAGCACTGTTGCTAGTCTTCGTGGTCGCGGCAGCCCCCATAGCCATAGCGGTTGTGGGGGCTTTCCTTGGACTAGCGATACCTGTGGGCATCTTGTACCTCATCATCAGGATGCTTCAGTCTGAAGATGAACCTCAGGGTTCCGACCCACCTGAGGAAGACTGAGCTTCCATTACTGGGACCATCAATCCCATAAAAAAGCCCCCCGTATTTCTACGGGGGGTTTTGAGTTCACCAGAGTCGCATTGATACTATAATCATCTGAAGAGGTTCATCCAAGGGTGAAGCTGCGGGGCATTAAACATCATCCCCGGACCCATGGAATAACCTAGCTTCCCTTCCCACCAGAGAGACACGAAGTTGTCCTTGATGGGCGAACCGATACCAAGGTCCGGAAGCACAATCCCCCCAAACCCCATCAGCAGAACCCGAGCCGGGTTACGTTTCGCCATTCTAAGGGCGATCTTGATGGACCTGATCTTAAAGTTCCAGAACCAGATCAGACCCATAGACTCAGCATAGGACCGGGTACGACCAGCAAGAAAGTTGTATTCGATGAACTCTTCCCTGACCGTATCAATCGCTTCTTGCTTCTCCATCCCCTGAGAGACCAGATGGTCGTACAGGGTGCTCTTGGCGAGGAAGTCCCCATACTGAACCGCCCGGCTCATACCTTGATAGAGGGCAGTGTCCCTCGTTATCAGAGCATACTTTCCGGCAGTCTTCACACCGTCGGGCAACTTGTTCACTTGGCTCTCGACCCAATCTTGGAACCTTCCATTTACAAGAGACTCGTCAAGCTCCGTCATACCCTCAGAGATGGTGGAGAACATCCCTTCTTGGATCAACGGGTAGATGCTCATCTTTCGATCGCTGTCTTCGATCGACTTGAACTCAGCCCGCAGCTTAGCCTTCAGGGTATCATCCTGAGCAGCCTGAAGCTCAGCCTTGATCTCGATCCTCCGGGAGAGGTTCTTCAGGTGGGTGTCGATCTCGATCAGCTTGGCACGCTTGCCCATGATGGACTTCCTCCAAGGAACCCCAGCACTGATGAGCTGAAGCTCGTTTGAGACGAAGTTCATCGCAGGCACGATCACCGATCGGATCACGATGATATCCTTGGCAGAGCTAACAGCCGTCTGGATAGCACGCTCCCCCATCACCGAGAACTTGAAGGCATCCTTGCCAAACAAGCTCTTGGTCACATTGATGATCGCCTTTTGAGCTTCCTCAGGCAGACGAGTCTCACCAGTGAAGGCATCAGCCACGCTGGCATTCCGTGAGCCAAGGGAGTTCAGTAGCATATCCCTACGAACCATGAAGGTATTCGAGCCAAAGGCAGACTCGATCTGTTCCTTCATAGCGAAGGGAACCACGTTCCAGATATCATTCAGGATCGGGTCTTCCTGCTCCTCAGCAAGGTTGATGAACTCATCCTGTTGACCTTCCCTCTGAGCACTCTCCCAGACGTCCTTGAGCCGGTCCACGAGGATAGAGTTGAACTCTGTAGCAAGCCGCTCCTCAGTGATACGACCATGCCAAGCCCCCATCATCTCGCCCAGATCATCCGAACGAGCCAGCATATCAAGCTGAGCCGGGTCCATCATCCGTTCGAAGTAGGAGAGCTTACCGTTCTCATCGAACCTAGGCAGGAATGCTTCACGGTTCTCCCGCTCAGTGAAGCTGGTCTTCTTCTGGATGCGATCGTTGAAGTATTTGACGCTGCCTCCATGGACAGCACCAGCAGTGATACCAGTCGTAACCTTACCATTGAGGGGATCAACCCCATTGGCAAGAGTCTGAACAGTCTGCATCACCCCTTGAGAGAATGTGCTCCGTCCAGCCACAGCACTGTAGTAGTAGCTGTAGGACTGACCCGTGCGACCCACTCCCAGAGGACCGGTATGGGAACCCTTACGGACGAAGCCCATCTCCACCATGGAGGCATGGTCAGCGTCCCGAGCAACAACCAGTCTCACGCCCTCCTTGACCTCATTGGGGATATACCCCTTGAGACCATTCAGCCTAGCAACTTCAGTGGTAGCCTTCTTATTCTCCTCAATCCTCAAGGCCGAGAGATACTCGGTCATGAAGGCCACACCATCAGTCTCATTGGTAGCTAGATCAGCCACCAAGAACCTCTGGTAGTCATCAACTTCCAGCAGAGCATAGAGGCTCGTCAGCTTGTCGATCAGAGCCTCACCTTGGAGACCCATTGAGCCCCTCACCTTCTGGTTCGGCTCATTGAGAAGCTGGCTGATAGCATACGCATTGGTAAGCAGGTTCTGACCAGCAACCCCAGTAACCATGAACTTGGCGAGCTGCTTGGACTTCCGGACGAACGTCGGGAAGTTATAGCTATTCATCGCCTTGAGGGCAGCCTCAGTGGATTGGATTTCAGCCTTCAGCTTGGCATCATCCCTGAGCAACTCCACCACTTGGTTCACGCTCATAGAATCCCTGAGGGCAGCGATATCAGCCTTGCCCATGACCGTGTGCATGGCCTTACGCTGCTCGTCCTTGAGCAGGGTCTTGAACTTGGATTCGAAAATCTGAGGCAGCTTCTCCCGGTAGTCCTGCCGCATGGCAGAGACCGCATACTTCACCTTACCCACCAGAGCGAGCACAGCCTTGTTCTCATCAGTCATACCGATGACGTCCGAAGCCATCTCCCGGATAGGGAGCAGGTGATCCGTTTGGTTCATCCAGCCCGTGATCGTCCGGATGCTGGCTTTCCCACGGTTCTCGTTCAGGAAGCCAGAGAGCAGCCCAGCACCACCGTAGATCGCCTTAGCGGTCCTAGACCTAGCCTCGCCTCTACGGGCGTCTGCGGTAGCTCCCAGCCAGTCTCCGGCAGCCTCCAGCATTCGAGTGCCCAGACCGTCACCATGGTCCAGTAGCGAGTTGGCTTGGACCTCTAGATAGGTGGAGTTGTCCTTCTCGATCTGAGCCAAGGAAGCGGTGAGCTTATCCAGAGCCTCTTGGATATTGGAATTGTAACGACCTTCTCTAGTCAGGGTAATACTAAGCCCGTCGATCATCGACCGACCAAAGGACTCCAGCTTCTCATTCATGGAGCCTTTCCAGTTGACGTCGATCGCCTTAGGCACGTCGATCTTGGTAAGAGCCTTACGGAAGGTCTCATCTACCTGAACCAAGGCAAGGAAGCTGCTCAGAAGGTTAGTATTACCTTGAGCATCTCTAAGAGAGCCTTCACCACCGGTGAGCACCCGGAACCGAGCCTGACCCCGAGTGATCTCAGCCACATCCTGAGAGTCGGGATTCTCCATCAGATCGGTATAGGTCAGCTTGCTCAGAACGTGACGGTATAGCTTCTGGGTACGAGCCAAGGTGATCGGCTCGATCTCCATCTGAGTAGCCATCACAGCTTGGACCGAACCGAACAGAGACCTCTGCTGCTCAGTCCAGTTGTCGTAACCGTTCGCCTTGAACATATCGGTGGACTGGAGACCCAGACCACGGGCAACAGTCACATCTCTTAGGATTGCATCAGCTTCTTGACCCTGCTTAGAGTTCAGGAAGCTAAGAATCTTGCTCTCAAGGTTGTCGTACATCTCCTGAAGGCGGGTGTCAGCCCGAGGATTTCCATGGTGTAGAATCCTAGTGGCAGTCACATCAGAGCCCGTAGTCTCCCGATCCATGGTGGAAAGCACCTTGGCGTTGAACAGGATGTGAGAGAACACATCCCCGTCGGGACGTCCAAAGAGTTTGCCCAGAGCCTTGAGCACAGCTTGGCTGATCTGAGCCAAGGGGTTCTTGTTCCGGGTAGCCTTGTTCAGCCGGATAAGGTTCTCATTGCTAAGAGACCAAGACACAAACTCGCTGACAGCAGCAGCTTTCGAATCTTCAAGACCCTCACTCATAAGAGTGGTAATGGTATCCTGAAGCTTGAGAGCAGCCTCACTGGTGGCAGCATCGGTCGCCACTAGGAAGTCCCTGCCCATGAAATCATTCATGAGCAGCTCCAGCCTTTCCACAGCAGCAGCTTCTTCCGGCTTCAGTTTGCCTGGAGCAAGGTAGAAGTCGAAAATCTTCTGCATAGTAATAGCGTGAACAGCTTCGTGCAGAGTGGTCTCAACGCTTTGATTGCTTACATAAACAACCTTATTACGTAGGTCTATCTGACCCAGCCCCACAGCAGGCTCGCCTTGGCGGTCTTGGAACTTCTGGTTACGGTACTGGGTTAGCGAGTCAGACGATCCGAATAGGAAAGTTAGGTCCCCATGCAAGTTCTTCCGAACAAGGTCAGCCACGCGCCGTTGGTCCGGGCTCATTCCATTGAAGCGAGACAGGACGCTTTTCAGTCCTTTGGTCGTGAGAGACACGACTCCATCTCCGAGCCCACGCCCCGCCTGCGAGATAGCTTTGGTGAGAACGGCACTGGGTCGCTCAACCGCTTGCTTGTCTTGGGCAGCACGCTCGGCTTGTTTGGCGTCATAGATTTCATTCAGGGCCTGATGTAGCGGGATATCGGTACGAAGAGCTTGACCCCTGTAGAGGTACGGGCTCTCAGCCGAAGCCATGTGATCCACAGAGTAGAGCACTTCCTTCAGCGTATCCTTACGGAGCTGAATGCTATCTGCTTGATCTAGCAGAGCTTTGTGGATGGACTGACTATTGGAGTCCAATTTTGATACATCAGGCAGGACCTTCTTGCCAGCCTGAGCAGATTGATACCTTGCGATCATATCTGCGATATCAGCCTTAGCTGCTTCACTGAGCTTCTCGAACGGCTTCTCCCGCAGGAACGCAGCGTAGCTCTCGGCCACATCCATGGCCGGGTTCTGCTCAAGCCACGCATCAGCCACAGCCTTGTTAATACGCTGGCTGGCACTGTCGATGATATCAGCTGCAAGCTCCACACCGTCGAAGACAGGGAGGCTCCTCAGGATCGCATCCTCGGCAGCATAGATGTTGTTAATCATCATCGCGTCGCCACGAGCGATCGTCAGGTAGGGAGCAGCCCTAACCCCCGCAGCACTAGGACCCGGAAGGGTAGACGTCCCAGCCATCGTGCGATCCAAGGCAGAGGAAAGTCGCTTATCCGACTGGCTCTTCTCCTTGGTTCCCATATTCAGGGTCTGGACGTTGTTCTCAACGATGGCCCCATAGATTTCCAGTTCCTTGAAGATAGCGTCATACTCAGCTTGGCTCAGATAATCCTTATCACCAGCATCACGCTTCTTCTTCAGTTCCTCCTCGATACGGGTGGTGAACTTATCCATCATGACGGCAGCTTGGATTTGGGTCGCAAGCTGGAACCGCTTAGTCGCCTTGGTTGTCTCACCCATCAGGCTTTGGATGGCTTCATCCATGGGCGTGACCATGAGGTTCCTGACGTTGGTCAGGAAGTTGGCACGCTGGTCCATAGAAAACTCGAAGTCCCAAGGATCGCTGAGGTCAGTGCTATCCATAGAATTGTCATAGATAGCAAACCACCTGCTCTTCTTTTTGGAGTAAACAGCCACCCCATTGAACAGCAGGTTCAGGTCAGCCTGAAGGGTCTTCTCCCCACCGGGGTAGTTCATGATCTTGTTGTCTTGGTCCCCTTGGATAACCCCGGAGAGCTGCTCGTAGAACGAATCCAGTAGAGAGTTAGCCACCTTACCAGTGATCCCGTTGATCCCGGACCCATAAGTGGTCACGGTCAGTGGGTTCTTCATGGTATTACGACCGATGACGATATCACCCTTATCGTCGAAGCTGACATCTCCAAAGACCGAGGAGAACCTCTCCAGAGACGTAAGGAACTCAGCAGGGTTGTTGGACCCAGACTTGAACTTGACCAGCGTCTTCTTCAGGTCCCGCATAAGCTGAGCCATCTTAGTAGCACCAGCCTGATACAGGTCCACCTTGTCCGTCAGGTAGTGCTCGTTGAGAGTCTTACCCTCACCAGTGGCACCAGCATCGTTGACGAAGAACCCACCCTTGGCGAGCAGTTCAAGCTGGTGCTTCTCGAAGCGACCGGACGTGAAGTGCATCATGGCATTGATAGGACCGTCGGTCTTACCATCAGCCTCAAGGCTCAGCATATGGACGAAGTTCTCCATAGCTGGACCACCCACACTCAGGGCGTAGTCTAGCTGGGCCACAGCCAGAAGGCTGTGCATCAGTTTGGCCGAAGCAGCTCCACCAGTCTCAGCGATGATGGTATTCTGCTGATCCAAGGTGATCTGGGCTTCAGGGTCCGTCTGTTTTGCAGCGTGCCATTCCGTCAGGATACGAAGGCTCTCCGGATACTTTTGGATAAGCTTCTCATGGGTATCAGAGATAGCCTTGGAACGGGTATCCTTCTCGGTCTTGGAGATGCCCGAGGACTGAGCCACGGTCATCCAGAAGAACTCCATATGCTCCGGCTTGGTCAGATCGAGGACACTCACCGTCGAGATGAAAGCCTCACGAGCCAGTTTGTCAGCCTGAGGACCGAAGCCCTCCATCCCATGGCGTCCCACCTTGGTGATATACCAGTCGTAGTACGTAGGCACATCTTCAGGAGCCATACCATTGGCTTCAGCATACGAGCGGATGGCAGCGTCATGATCCATGACACCTTCCCAGCTCATCTTGTTCGAGAGGTTCTTCCCCTCGATCGTCTTCCGGTGCTTCCGGTTGACCTTACCCTTCTTACGGTGCTCAGCGTCCCGCTTCTCATCGTTGAAAAGCCGAAGGTCCGGGTCAATGTTTACATCACCGAAAAGCTGGCCAGTAGATTCCTGACCCATAGCATTGAGGAAATCCAGGAACGGAGTGTTCCTGTAGAACTCAATCTTACGGAGGTTTGTCAGAACACTCTGCTCAGTGTTGCTGAGCTTGGAGAACCGGTTCTTACGCTGGGTCGCCTTGACCTTGGACTTGGGAGGCTCACCCACATAGCGATGCTTGTTGGAGTCTTCCGCGAGGATCATATCTCCGAGGAGGCCCTTGAGACCACCCAGCTTGCTAAGCTCTTCTTTAGTATTCTCGGTATCGGTCTTGACGGCAGTCTTCTCCACATTGAGAAGTTCCATCTTCCCAACACCGTTTTCGTCTTCAACCCACTGCTCAATAACTGAGGGTAGATTTTCGATTTCTACATAAGACCCATCCATAGCCTTGAGAATCTCAGAGGCGAAGCCTTCAATGATTCCACGAGTATCACTCATGGTCACAGTCTCAATCGCTTGGATACCCATAAACTCCTGAATAGTACGAGCCAGACCTTCCTTGGCTTGGGTATCATCCATGCCGAAGGCAGCCAGCTTCTGGAGGTCAGGGTTGTTCTGGTAGGTCTCCAAGGTCCAGCCGAAGCTCTTGGCGATCTCCTCTTCGTCCATGGGCTTATTCTTCTGAGCATTCAGAGCCCAATGGATACCAGCGATCACACCGATCTCAGCCAGACGGGAGTCATACTTCCCAGTCTCTGGGTCGATCAGGGCAGCAGCCTTACCTTCCATGAAGTCCGTCACCCACCGTCCAGCACGGTAGGCTTCCATGATGCCCTTGCTTCCCTTGGAGAACTCCACAGTCTCCAGCCGGGCATTCAGCTTCTCGATGATGGCAGGCACGTCCACAGCCATGGTCTCTTGGAGAACCTTGAGCTGATCCATCGGGACCATGTACTCGATCCGGTTCTTGCTAAAGACCTTGATCCTATTCTGGTTCTTCAGAGTAGCGATCATCACCTGAAGCGGGTTCTTCAGACCAGCCAGCAGGGACGTTCCGGGCGTAGCACGGAAAGCCCTAGCGAACCTAGAGATACCATCCTTATTGGGCAGGAGGTTCGTCTGGACTTTCTCTTCCACGACCTCAGCGAGAGGAGCAGGAGATTGGTCTCCTTCCTCATCAGACCGATCGACGAGGCTTTCCTTCTTCTTGAGGACAGCATCCTTACGGAGCTTACGCTCCTTGGGCTTGGCTGCTGCCGCAGCCTCTTCAGCCTCTAGCTGGGCTTCAGCTTCAGCAATTTCCTCAGCCGTTGGTTCAGCCGAACGGGTAACACCTACTTCACCAGTAACCTTGGTGTTGACCTTCTTGATATCCGCCAGAGCATCAGCCGCAGCTTCAGCGTCAGCGATCTTCTTCTCTTCAGCCGTAGGAGCCCGATCCACATCCTCAGCAGGAGTGGGAGCTTCTTCATCCACCAGAGTCTGGTTTTCAATCTCAGCCTCTTGGTTCTCAAGGTCGAGGTCCTTGATCCCAAGCTTACGGGGTTCCTGACGGTTAGGATCAGACGGCGAGCCAGACTGAAGATCAGCGATCAGAACCTCAGGAAGCTTGAAGTCCACACCACCAATCAGTTGATCCAAGGCAGGAAGCGTTAGCTTCTTCCCACCCAGCTTGTCTCCGTAGATGTCCACCATCTGGTTGTAGAGTTCAACCGAGGCCATAGCGTCAAGGTAGGCTTCCTTTACCATAGCCCGAGACTGAGGAGATTTGACCGTCACACCTACGGGTCGAGCCAAAGCAGAAGACGCTTTCACCCAGCCATCAGCAGTGAGGGTATCATACTTGACCTGAACGTCGGCAATGCTCTTGCCATCCATGTTGAGCTGAGCCGACTTGTTGAAGGCTCCGATCTTGTTAATCATGTGCTGGGCGAAGTCACCCAGACGATCATAGCTTTCCTGAGCATTGGTAGGATTGCCCTTGGCATCAGGGATATAGTTTCCCTGAAGGCTCATAGACGTAGAGATATACCGAGCGAAGTCATTCAGGCTCGGTAGGATACGATTCGGGTCCTTAGTGGTCTTACCCTCCAGATGGATTTGCTTCTTCACGATATCCATCGTGGGACGTGGCTTCTTGCCAGTTACCTTGGCAAGGTTCTGGGCCAGGCCATCCTTAGCCTTCGCAACTGTATCAGCCACAATCTTGGTGGCACGAGCAGCCTTGAGGGAAGCGATCTTCTCAGGGGTGAGGTTCGTATCTTGGTTCAGGATACGATCTACAGTTCCAACATCTACACCAACCGGATTGGCAGTGGACACCTGAACCGCTTCCTGCACCTTGGAAGGTTCGATAGGAATCGTATTGGTAGCCCCTTCGGGGCTAACCTCAGAGATTTCAGTTGGTTCCATCTCAGCCACAAGAGCCGCTTCCATAGCAGCCTTGATCTCCGGGATAGACGTCACAGCCTCCAAGGTCATCTTGGCTTCATCATAAGCCAGACGAGTGGGATGGTCTTCAGCCAGACCAGCAACCTCAGCCGGAGTATCTTCAAGGATGAAGCTCTGGAGCTTAGCCACTTGGTCATAGGCAAAAAGAGCCGTGGACCTTTTCTGGTCCGCAGGCATATCCGGGTTCTGCATCAAGCCTACAGCAGCCTGTAGGAGCATCTTGCCCCGACTATTGTTCGTAGACCCATCCTCGTTGAGGGCCATAACGATCGGCTTAATAGTTTCCGGAATGCTATCAATCTCAGTCTGAGGGATAGCGATCTGCTCAAGAATACGAGAAGCCGCAACCTGTTCCGGTGCAGGAGTAAGAGGAGCAGGAGTCTCCGGACCAGTCTGGTCCAGCATCTCACCGACAGTATCCTCAGTGACTGGAGCAGTGCCTTCTACCGCAGAAGGCCCCGCAACCGACGCGGGAGGCACCACCCCAGCCACAGGTTCAGGTAGGCTGGTAGCCGCAGCTTCCAAGGGGGCACGTAGAGCATCGAGAGCATCAAGCCCTTGACGAGCAATCTCAACCGTGGCTCCACCCGTCTTACGGATGGCTTCATTAACCTGAGCGATCCTAGCACGCGAAGCAGCCACAGCTCCTTGGGTAGCAGCACGAGTAGTCTCAGCAGCAAGAGCAGGAGTCTGAAGCGTACCAGCCATACCGAGGCCACCGAGGGCACCGGCAGCCACAGCTTCACCCACACCCGCCGAGAGCCCTTGGTTCACATCAGCATTCTGTTGGACAGCAAGGTTAGAGGAGAGTTGGCCAGTACCACCTTGGAAGGCTTCCTCAGCCGTCTCGCTGACTACGTTACGAGCTATCTCAGGAACTGATCCAGCACGAAGCGGAGCAGCCTCAAATCGGGCCACACCAATACCGGCTGCCATAGCCAGAGGAAACTGGGTCGCAGCAGAATCCATACCAGTAGAATTAGCAATGATAGCTTGAGCAGCCTCATGGGTCATCTCCGGATTCTCCCGGAGAGCCCGGTAGTCTTCACTACCAGCCATGAGTTGCTCTTCGCTCATAGCCAGAACAGCCTGAACAGCCTGAGAGTGAGCACCCCCAGCTTCCATACCACCGATGACAGCAGGACCCGCAGCCGCAGCAAGACGAGTCCCACGAGCAGCAGCGTTCGCAACCTTGATGGCTCCCGTCGAAGGAAGAAGCGACCCGATTGCTTCAGCCGTCAGGTCAACCGCTAGAGCTGGGTCTTCCGCAATGCTAGCTGCGTAGGTGAGGGAGTCACGACCAATCCTCCGCAGACCGGACATAAACTCCCCGGAACCATCAGCCCGTTCGTCCTCCAGTTGAGCTGCTGATTCAGCATAATCGAGCGATCGCATAAGTGCAGTCGCTTCTCGCCGTTCAGTGAGTTCCTGGGATTGGAAGGACCTGATCCACTCCTGAGCCTTTGCACCATCCTCAACGGCTTGGACACCAGCCTCTGGACTGAATGCCCCGTTAAGGAGACCAGCAGCCCCGTAAAGCATACCCACGCCAGAAGATGCGACACCAAGGGCAGTATCCCCTACAATCTGACCCATATCCCGTTCGGAGTTCAGGTCGGTTTGAAAGGCTTGCTCAGCCGCAACGATCTCATGACGACGGGCAGCAACCTCAGGACCATACTTAGCCGCGACTTCCGGTTGCGAAAGAGTCCGAAGCTCATCAATCATTCCCGCAGTGAACTCTGTATTGCCATTCTGTCTGGCAGCAGCAGCAGCTTCCATCTGAGCAGGGCTGTTCAAGAACTCCAAGGCAGCAGCACTAGGAACCACAGGAACAGCTACTGGGGCGGGTGCAGCCGGAACGGTATTCCCAAAACTCACTCCGGGCAGGGTGATCGTAGGAACCCGAGGACCGTCAGCCATTGATACTATCCTTGAATGGAAAAGGCAGGGACCGTGGCCCCTGCCTCAGCTACGTAACTTCTACCATAGATTTTGCTAGAGGCCAGCCATAGTCTGAAGCCCAATCAAGAGAGATTGCTGTTGCTCAGGTACAGCTCTTAGCATCGGATCATTTAGAATCTGAGACTGAATACGAGATAGAGCCTGAGCCTTACGAGTCGGAGATGTATCCGGATCGGCCAGCATACGACGAACCGGGGGAGACACGTTCTCCTCAGCGAAGGCTTGGAAGTCAGCTAGACCCATAACCATAGCTTGTTCTTGAGGAGGAAGCGTAGCCACCTGACCAGCAGTGATCTCCTGACCATTGATATTGGCTACCACCTGAGAGGCTTGGCTCTGGGCAGCAGCAGCCTGAGCTTCAGCCGAACCTTCCGTAGCTGGAACCAAAGGAGGAGTAGGCGGAGCCGGTCGAGGAGCAGCAGCCGCAGTAGCCAGAATCTCCCCAAGGGGCCTAGCAGCCACAGGAGCAGCCGCTGGAGACCCAGTAAGGGGAGCAGCACCATCCACCCCTCCAGCACCCACAGCAGCCGCCACAGCCTCAGGAGCGGGGGCAGCAGGAGCCCTTCCAGTAAGACCTGCCACAGCCGCAGCTACTTCAGCATCAGCCGGTGCAACTGGAGCGGCAGCAGGAGCCAGACCCATAGCCTGAGCCGTAGCCAGCCTAGGCCCAACACCAGCAGCGGGCACAGCCCCTGCAAGGGGAGCAGCCGGAGCAGCACTAACCGGGCTAGGAACAGCAGCTCCAGCTCCTGCTCCAGTAGTAGGAGTGGCAACCGGAAGACCTCCTTGATTACCAATCGCCATAATACGCTGAGTAAGAGCATCCTGCTGAGCTTGTTGAGGACGACCTTGACCACGGGACTCAGCCAGATCGTTTCGACGAGTAACTTCAGCCAGCGTAGCCAGATCAGCCTGAGCAGTAGCAATAGCATTCTGAGACTGACCACGACGCTCTTGCACAGCAAGAACCGTGGCAGGATCAGCCATCTGACGAGCAATCTCAGAAGCTCGATCGGAGTCCAGAATGATCTCACCCCGTTCGATACCACCAAACGTCGTCATACCTTCCCAGATACCAACCTCATGCGGAGAGGCTAGCAGAGAGGCAGCAGCCATCTGCTCAGAGACACCAGTCTTCTCCATGACCTCTTGGATAGCACGAAGAATCCTATTCGGAGGCATATCCGTAAGCTCAGGCATCTGGCCTTTGACAGCATCAGCCAAAGCAGTCCCAGAGATACCCTCAAAGGACTGAACTTGGTCAAACCGTTGAACCATAGGATCAGCACTTAGGGCGACTTCTGCTTGTTGAGCATAAGCAGCCACAGTGCCTTCAGCCCCCGGAACAGGACTGCTCCTGCTAGGATCGAACGGAGCCTCATAGACCGAACTCGGAGCTATGCCGATCTGCTGAAGAGCAGCTTGTTGAGCAATCGGGTCATCAGGGAATTGCTCCATGACCGCACGCTCGGCATCAGCCGGACTGAGAACATCAGCACGTTGCGGGATAGAGGCACCTGCACGAGTACCAGCGTCGATGCTAGCTTGTTCAGTCTGGGTCCGACCGAAGTCCAAACTCTGTTCAAGGAAGTCTTGGTCCGTCTGTCGATCCAGATTAGAAGCCGCTTGGTTCTCGATGGACTGATCCATAGCGAGATCGGATTCCGCACCCACGGAGCCCCACATCTCTGCGATCTGGGCAGGAGTCATCGTCCCATAGTCAAGGTCCATGGGAGCATTGATACGAGGACCGGTAGAAGTAGGAGCACCGTTCTGAGCAACGCCAGTACCACCACCTTGCTCAGGAGATACAGCAGCACCACTCGACAGGCTCAGTGCATCACGACGCTCAGAATCGTACCGGTTGATAACACCCGAAAGCCTATCACCCGAGAGACCACCCTCGTTTACGACGTAGTTGCCTCGGGCATTGTAGAATGCCTCGATCTGTTGCTGCGGGCTCATCTGAGCAAAGCCCGGAGTTTGAGCAGCAGCTTGGAGAATCTTGTCGATACCACCATGCTGAATAGAACCGGAGAATACAGCTTCCTGTACCCCACGGTTATTCATCTGGAACCCAAGACCAGTCGCAGTCTCAGCAGCCGGAGCATACCAACGCTGGCTAGCAGCCGCATCTTGAGCAGCGTTAAAGCCGGGATCGGTACGGCTAAGCTGTTGCCACCGGCTGTTGAACTCAGCAGTCCCCGGCTCCAGTCCAGCGAATTGCTGAGCATACTGGGGAGCAGCTTGGAAGAACGTATTGAGCCCACCAGCAGGACCATCGAACTGGTAGCGTCCGTAAGCCCGACCACCGTCACCACCGACAGTATCATAGGACCCTTCATACTTCCCGGAGAGCGAACCAAGCCCACCAGCTTGGGGAGCTGCCGCAGCTCCACCACCACCAACCAGAGTGTTGTTACCACCACTGATGATAGCATTCCCAACGATACCGTTGAGAGCGATGGCAGAGTCTTCCTGACCGATTGCCCGAGTATGGAGTTCGTCAGTACGACGTTCACCACCCAGCACGCTGAGCCGGTTGGCATCAACGAGGCGTGCGTTCTGGTCATTCAGACCAGCCGAGGAATAGGCCAGAGCCGTTTGACCACCGGTGAGCCCAATGTCCGCACGCCCTTGGTCACGGGCAATACCCGTATCCATAAGGGAAGCGATCTGAGCGTTCACCTCAGGAGTCCGTTGGTTCAGCGGGATAGCCTGAAGCTGAGCCAAGGTGGAAGCCACGTCTCCCTGACCAGCCATACCTCCAATGGCATTCGCAGCCAGACCCGTTCCACGGGTTTGTTGCATCGCCAGACCCTGACCAAGCACACCCTGAAGGTTGCTGAAGGCAGCATCCCACGAGGCTTGACGCTGTTGAAGCATCTGAGCCACGCCCGTCATATTCGGGGCAGCCACCTCATTCCATTGGAGCAAAGGCATTAGATTCCCCGATTACAGGCTGTGACGACGGATGTAGTCGTTGGCCGCTTGCTTGGATCGACCCTCAGTAGCATAGCGCGTATGGGTCGAAGCTTCCAGATTAGTATTGTAGGTCTGCTCACTGTTCTCCAGATTCGTCTGGTAGGCTTCCTTCTGGAAGTTCATAGCATCTCTGGTAGCCTTACCAGCCTGCCAAGTCTGCCACATCGAACCAAGAGTCTGGAGACCACCTGCCAGCATACCAAGGCCCTGCATATTGAAGGAGCCATCAGCATTTCGAACCATACCACCAAGGGCCTGACCTATTCCCTGGGGTTGAGGAACCCCAGCACTTGGATCACCCGCAAGGATATTCCCTAGAGCACCCATCACTGTAGGAGCTGCGGGCGTAGCAGGAGAGATAGCTCCAATAGCTGCACTCGTAGGCACAGTAGCAGGAGACGGAGGAGCAACAGCCCCAACGCTGGGCTGACCCAAACCCATAGAGAATCCAGTAGCACTCATACCCGGAAAGGCAGATTGTCCGGCTTGAATGCCATACGGTTGCCCCGTGAGGGGATCGAATCCGGCCATCGTTAGTCCCCAATCTTAGGCAAGGTCGTGGTCATCTCCACGAAGTCATAGATCATAGATAGGCTGAGGTCGATCATATCCGAACCCACCATGGTCGTTCGTGAAACGAACTGACTGGGGGTCTCAGTAAGATTGGAGTTATTAGCAGAGCCAATGAACCAGTTGGGATCAACTGCAATCCCACCTTCTAGTAGTCCAAACTCTTGCTGCATCTCCCTAATCTCACCAAGCTTAGTCTCGTAGTCCTCTTGGGCTTCGAGGCTATCAGCCTGTAGCTCCGCGATATCACCTTGCATCCACCCTACATAGGCATCGCCTAGTACATTCGTTAGTTTCATCAGGTTGTCGATACGCATCATGGAGCCCCACTGGATACCCAGAGCCCCATTAGTATTGGCAGCCGTCAGCCCATTCATAAGCACGAAGGTCACTACAGCAGCAATCACAGCACCCCACTTCTCTCCAAAGAGAGCCGTGGCACCAGCCGTCACTACACGGGCCAGTACCAGTGCAGCGAGGGCGTTGATTGCCGCGCCAGCCAAAACAGCAGCAGTCCCAGAGAGACCCACAGCAGTGCCGACAGCCAAGTTCGTTCCAAGGATACCTCCAGTCACCGCTCCAGCCGGAGCGAAGTAGACGCTGATAACAGCCACAGCGATCACAAGGATCACTTGGAAGAATCCACTCTGCCACCACTTCTTCTTGACCACAGTGTAGCTGTTAAAGACCAAAAATGTATTGGCAGTCGTAAGCTGAGTATGGTCAACTAGACCCATACCCCTTAGGGTAGGGTTGTGCATCGGGATGATGAAGCCAGTCTCTTCGTTATCATCTAGAGCTTCATGGCCGGTGATCTCAACGAACTCGCCGTCATAGACGTGGTTCTGGAACCATAGACCAACGATCTTCAGCCTACGATATCTGTCTCTGTCGATCTGGTGGTAAAGATAGAGTACCTCAGAGCGTTGCTCGAAGCCGAAGACATTCGTCCACCGATGGACAGAACCCTTCTCAAAGACATACTTCCCAGCTTTGGCTCCGGGCTTCCACTCCCCATTCACAAAGCGTTCCTCGATCGCTACCCAGCTTATCTGCTGGTTGTAGTTCACGACCTCTGAGGACTTCAGAGTGAGAGTCGTATGGACTGGGTTGCTGGTCATAGAACCAGCTCTCCAGTCATCGTATTGATCCATAGTCCAAGAGGACTGGGGCATCATGTATTTGAAGAACTCGTAGAGATACTTCCGAGCCGTCTGATCCACGACGTTAAGGGGGATGCCATAGACCATCCAAATGTAGTCGATGTCGTCAGCATCTGGCGTATCATTGATCTCTTCGATCACCGTCTTGACGTCTTGGCCCGTAGCCTTCTTGTAGGCCACCGAAGGCTTCTCATAGTGTACGGTGTTTTTGTAGTCTTGGTGCGTGATGTTCTTGCCGTTGAACCTCAAAGGGATGAACGGATAGAACTCCTTGGCACCGTTACCTGCACCACGACCTAGCTGGTTGAGAGCAGGTTCAGACCCACCAATCTTGTAGATGTAGAGAAGCGTATCACTACGATTCCCATTGTTATCATTGACTTCCTGATACTCGCAGAAGATGTATTCATCCCCCGGAACATAGTTCGGGCTAGGGGTAGGAATCACCTCACTAGGGTGGTTCTCATACTGAATACGAATCTCATCTGTAGCTTCAAGCCAAGTTACCGTCCACAGATCACCAAGCCGATCAGGATGGTTCCTACGGATATACTTCTCACCCCAGTAGGTGATGTTAGCGTCAGTCACCCAAGCCTTGGTTCCATCAGCATGGGTTCCCGTGGGGGTATTGATATAAGTCTCAACTGTATTGGCATTGACGTTTTGAAGCCCAGCGATCTTGAAGTCAGGCATTCCATAGTCGTAGTCCCTTTTCGCCCAGTTGAAGAGGTTACGCTGCTTGATACCGGGACCAGCCAGTAGAGCACTGGTCAGGTTATCAGCGATCGACCTTTTGTCATCCTTGAGAACAGTCCCAACGAGATCG